GGTTACAATTTGGAGGGTTACAATTTGGAGGGTTACAATTTGGAGGGTTACAATTTGGAGGGTTACAATTTGGAGGGTTACAATTTGGAGGGTTACAATTTGGAGGGTTACAATTTGGAGGGTTACATAAATTTTCCTTTTTAATGATTTCATCGAGTTCTGTTTTAAAGAATTTTAATTGTTTTTTTCTACTACTCAGCACAAGTATTTTCCTATCACAATTTTTCCTAAGATGATTAATGATATTGAGAATATGAACATTTCGTTCTTTAAGTTCCACAAGATATTTTAACATTTTTGTGTAATCGGAACGTTCCATTCCTTTAATAAATCTGGTTCTATTTATGAATGTCTCATTAGACGAAGAGAATGTCATAATTTTAGCAATAACTTGATTATTTGTTTTTAGTTTTATGTGAAACATCATATCCCCAACATACCAATGAATTACTTTTGTTAGTCCATCAGTACGTTGTAGTGTGGCAGATAAACCTACTACATATTTGGTACTTGTTTTTGCCAATGTTCGTGAAAACATTCTTGATGCTGTGTGATGGCATTCATCATAGATTGTTAAATCAAATCTACTAAACACATCTGATTCATAATCTCTTTTACTAATACTATGTATCATTGCAATAACAATATCTTTATCTTCGATGTCTACTGTACTTTGACGGATAATACCATATGATGCATTTGTAAATTGTTTAATTCGTTCAATCCATTGGTTCAGTAAAAAGGTTTTATGAACAATAACCAATGTAGCACATTTTAGATCTGATGCTATTTTAAGAGCTATTGTTGTTTTACCATACCCACAAGGGACTGACAGAATACCACCTCCATATGTTTTAAGATGATCGATACATTTTGACACAACAGGTTTTTGATATTCTCTCATTGAACCAGTAAATAAGAAGTTGGAACCTATCCCATTATGTACGATTTTCTTTGGTTGTCCATATTTACTTACACCATAAAATCGAGGGAGGTAAATATGTGTGTCACTCTCGCTGTATACTTTAAATGGTTCTATTTCCTTCTCTGAATATCCAAAGTCATATGGTGACACTGTAAGGTCTTTATCTATTTGTTCCATATTTGCATCATCAATATCACTCTTGGGAATTCTATATCCATTACATGATAGGAGTGTCCTCATAATATGTATTTAAGTATATAATGTTTAAGTGTTAAATATAACATATAATACATCTATTGATTTATCATTTTTTAGGCGATGTATATGAAGAATGATAACAATGTGGTTGTAACGGTATTAACATTATGTAGGCAATAACATATGAAAAGCAACATTGATGTTACTCCCTCTATTGGAGTTACCTCTCATATTACTCCATCTGTCTCAGTAGGTATTGATTTAGGAACAACATACAGTTGTGCTGCAATATACAAGGATGGTAAAACAGAAGTTATCACAGATGAATATGGAAATAGGACAATACCAAGCTACATAAGTTTTACAGAAGATAATTATTACATTGGAGAGACTGCTAAAAAACTATTGGAGAAATATCCAAAATCAACAATATATAATATTAAACGTATTATTGGATTGGAATGGGATAACAAAAAAGTTGATGATGATATTCATAATTGGTCATACCAAATAGAGAATGTAAATGGATATCCAGAGATTAGGATAGACACGGTTTGTGTGTTAGGAACACCAACAACAAAATATTACAAACCAGAAGAGATATCATCTTATTTACTCAAACATATTAAACACAATATTGAAGCATATCTAAACTATGAAATAACTGATGTTGTGATAACAGTTCCTGCATATTTTAACGATGCACAGAGGCAAACAACAAAAAAAGCGGGAGAGTTAGCAGGATTAAATGTGATGAAGATTATAAACGAACCCACAGCAGCAGCTATTGCATATCGACTACATGAGAATACAACAGATGAGAGAAATATTCTTGTGTATGATTTAGGGGGTGGAACATTGGATGTTACCGTATTAACAATGGACAACAATCTCTTAGAAGTTAAGGCAACATCAGGAGATACTCATTTAGGGGGTGAAGATTTTGATAATAAGATTTTAGCATATTGTCTTGCAGAATTTATGAAGGGAATAATAAAAGGTGTTAGACTATCAATAAGAGAAATAAATGAACTCGTACAAACATGCGGTGTTAAGACATTTATGGATTTATACAAATTGAGTGAGACACGTTTAAATGAACTAAAAAATATATCTAATATATCAACATACATTAATCACATAATAGCAACAAAGGAAATTATGAAGACACTTGATAGTAAGAATAACATAGCAAGATTAAAGAATAAATGTGAAGAGGCAAAGAAGACGCTGTCATACACAGACATGACGATAATTACATTTGAATCATTTTATTCCACATATGATTTGAATGTAAAAATATCACGTTCATCATATGAAAGTATATGTGCAAATGAGTTTAAGAGATGTATGTATCCCGTTGATATTGTGATGAAAGATATTGATGATAAAATAGATGATGTTGTTTTAATTGGGGGTTCAACACGTATGCCAAAGATAAGACAACTATTACAAAACAGATTTGGTGACAAGTTACATTATGACATAAATCCTGATGAAGCGGTGGCATGCGGTGCAGCAATACAGGCAGGAATATTAAAAAATACGAGTGAATTAACATTACTTGATGTTGCATCGTTGAGTATTGGGATAGAAACAGATGATGGTTGCTTAGTTCCAATCATAAAACGAAATACACATATTCCTGTTGAAGTTGAAAAATATTTTAGTACGTGTCATAGTAATCAACAATCTGTTATTGTTAATATATATGAAGGGGAAGAACGAATGGCAAAGGATAACCATTTTCTGGGTTCATTTGAATTAAATGATATACCAATTATGTCAGCATTGGAACCAAAAATTAAAATAAAATTTCATATAGATACAAATGGGATTATAGATGTGTCTGCAGTTGAAGACAAATCAGGAATAACAAATCAAATAACAATAAAGAAATAAATTAATAAATTAATAAAATATCATTTATCCCTTATCATCCATCCATCATCCACCCCTTATTGTGTAAGTTCAGCCAAGCAAGCAGTCAATTGCAGCATTGAATCAGTTCCCTTAGAGATATCATAAGATTTTTTACAGATTTTCTCGAGCATAAATATTTTTATTGATTCATCGATATCATTACACATATCTGATTTGATGGTGCATATCATACCAAGGATGATATCATATCCTGAAAATCCATTATTTTTAAGTTTAATCATTAATTCGAGAGCACTTTTGAGATCTTTTTTAATACAATGTAAGAATATTTGTTTTATAATAACAGGTTGCGGAGTATCACATATATTATGGATATGTTTGGTGCAGATGTTAGTATATCGATTGGATGCTAATTGAAGATAATTCACAGCCATTCTCATATCTCCACGAGAGAGTTCAGCAATATATTTGAGAGCTGTTTTTTCATATTTAATCTTTTCAATTGTACATATTCTCTCGAGATTATCACTTATGTGTTCTGGTTTTATTTTGTTGTAATGCAAAATAATACATCTGCTTTGAATTGATTCTATAATTTCGGATGAGTCGTTACAAGTGAATGCAAAACGGACATTGTCACTGAACATATCCATTAATATTTTTATTTGATGTTGTGCTTTTTCCATCATGATATCTGCTTCGTCGAGGATGATGAGTTTATGTTTGAATGCTTTGGTATTGGAAGATTTACAGAAGAATGTCATTTCTGTTTGAACTGTTTTTATACCTCGTTCATCTGATGCATTTAATTCCATAACATAATCATTGTAGTTTTTCCCATAGATAGCATAACCAACACAACGAATGGTTGATGTCTTACCAGTTCCTGAGGTACCTGTTAAAATGATATTTGGGATATCTTTTGTAACAATGAATTGATTTAGCTTATTTTTAATGATTTTGTCGAGTATAATATCATCCATCAGATATGGTCTGTACTTCTCGATCCATGGTAGTTGTTCAATCATGTAATAGATAGAGACATTATAAAATTAATATTTTTTTCAATTTTTATTGTATATATGAGCGTGCATACAGTATCATTAAAAGGGAAGAGATCACAGAATGAGGATAAGCATACTGTGATAATAAACATAGATGGTAAGGATGGAGCTATTGCCCCAGTTAATTTTTATGCAGTATATGATGGACATGGAGGAAAGTTTGTATCTAAATTCCTATCTGAGAACATACCACAGTTTTTTACTAATCCAAAAATAACATATCCACTCCACACGAATTATATTGAACGTGTGTATGGTATATTTGATAACACCCTGAGTGAAAAATATGCAAGGTATGCAACAGAGGTTGGATCGACTTGTTTAATTGTGATACAATACAAACATGGAAATGATATGTTCCTAAATATATTAAACACAGGAGATTCGAGATGTATATTGTGTAGAAACAATATGGAATTTGCACTAACAAAAGATCACAAACCTAACTGGCCTGAGGAAAAAATAAGATTGGCATCACTTGGAGGTGAGATAACATTTGATGGATTTGATTGGAGAATAGGTGACTTATCTGTGTCGAGAGCATTTGGTGATCTTGGAAACAAACCATTTATTACAAACATGCCAGACATATACAGATATAAAATACAACACACCGATAAATTTGTTGTTGTGGCATGTGATGGATTGTGGGATATTATGACAAACCAAGATGTGGTAAACTATGTTCTCGATACATGTTATGATATATCGACAAATATGAGAATAAATAAAAAAATAAATGTTGCTAAACGATTGGCTGAATATGCAATTGCTAAAGGATCAACAGATAATGTATCAGTTATTGTGTTTTTCTTAGATTAAATAACGTTACAATGTTACTATATTCCATCCTCATTGTCCAACATTAAAATCAGTAATATAACTTGGTCTTGATGCAGTTGATGTGGCGAATGGTTCCCATTTATTTTTTTGAGGATGGAATCTACATTTTACCAACAATGGATTGCCTTGATTTTGTGCTACAATGTTTCTACACCATTTACTTGATGACATGTCGGGAATGTATGCTATACCAATTTTAATATTTTTTAGTCTTGAATTTTCAATTTCTACAACATGAAGAGTATATACGTCAATCATGTTGGTCTTCCTCATTTGAAATACATAATCAATGTTGTCTTTTTTGGGTAATAGGTGACTATCAAATGATGAGGTAGTTGATGAGGTGGTTGATGATGTGACTGGTAGTGCAACTGGTGGTGTAGAGTTAATTGCATTGTTAATATTATATGGTTTTGGGGAACAGTATGTAGTATGTTTATTTGAAATAACATTATTTGAAATAACATTATTTGATGTGTTACCATTACTATGTTCATCTGACATTCTTCTTGTTGTGTTACAATTACCCATGGTGTTACACTCATCAGGCTTCCCAATAGTTTTCCCTTTACTAAAGAGATAAATAATTTTTGTTCCAGAAATATCAGGATAAAAGCATATACCCTTTACTATAAAATTTTTGATACAAGGGATTACATTATCAACGAGATGTTCAATGTTTTTGAGATCGAATAGTTTATTAATTGTGATTACAATAGTGTTATCCTTATCATTTTCACTGTAGTTTGATTTTAAATAGGTAAAAATTGTGTGTATTTTTGTTTGCATTGGAACAGTTGTCATGAGTTGTCCCTTAAACATATACACATCAGTAATGACGAAAATGTTTGAATGTTTGGTATGTATAAAAATACCATCAAAAATTGTTCCTAAATAGATGGATGGATCCAACTTAACTTTTGTATTGATTACATTTACATTATTTACATTTACATTTTGAATGTTGTAACTCAGGGTTTTCCTGTCAATCAAATAAGAATAGTATATGTTTTTAATCTTTGCAAAGATGTAAAAACAACTTGATCCTGAAAAATTAGCAGAAACATAATATTTCTGTTTAATTAATTGTTGCATTTCATGTTCATATTGTAATATCTCATATTTGAAAAATGAGATATCAATGGTCTTATATAGGTAATCGACTAAGACACTCTTTGTCCCATTATCTTTGATATCCTTTGAATCATCAATTCCGAAGTCATTGACACGAATCATTATATGTTATAGTGACAGCAAGTCTTTAGGTGTTGTAAAAATCAATTTTTTACAATATAACATCTATACTTAACAAGACCCTCCAGCAATGTGGTCATATACTTCGGCGATGGTCTTACCTTTATATTGTTTTAGTCCATCCCCAAGAAGTATCTCATTCATCCTATCAACTCCATCTTCCTCATAGTTACTACTCATATTTACTACATCTGCAAAATCCCAATAGTTCTCTGCAAAGGTATCCTTTGGAATATCTGGGGTAGTTGAGTAATTTGAATATGTTGATGAGTAGTTGGATTGATTAGATTGATCAAACTGACCCAACTGATAATTTTTGTCTAAGAATACAGTATCATCCATAGATTCTGTTTTATTTATCATTACATAATAGAGTATCAAACAGACTAACGCGAATACTAATATATTGTTCATTATATTATTCTTCGATATATAAATTAGTGATGGGATAATTAATGATTAGATGATTAGATGATTGAATGATTAAATACTTTGTGTTAATCCACACAAAGCACACTTTTTAATTTTTTGTGTCATAAAAATATAATGAACAAAGACATGATGAATAATATTGATGCATCAATAAGCAACATTGAAACCTCAATAAATAACTTGATAACCAAATTTAGGACAAACAAGTATGCAACAATAATCTTAATACTATGTGTGATACTATGTATGATATTATTGATATCAGTCATAATATCTTATGGATCTAATGAGAACATGACATCAGTATCTTCTTTACAGACATGGAATCAAAATAAATGTTATGGCATACCTAAAATATTAGAAAAAATGTTACAAGACAACAACATAAAACGAGATAGTAATTGGAGTGTATATTTTCCATGTGCATATGACGACGGTGACAAGGAGATAAGTAACATGCCTTTAAAAGAAGGAGGAAAATATTTCATAATAGATGGTGCGGATGAGATGGTAGCTAAAGAATGGCTTTGGATGCACAATGTAAATCATCATGGAATAGACAAAGCAAAAACACTAATGCCAACGTCGTATGTACTATACAATCTTAATGAACTAAAGAGATTTTCAAATGAATTTAACAAAGATAAATTGTATATACTAAAAAAGAATATACAACGACAAGAGGGATTAAAAATAACAAATGATCCAAAAGAGATAATGAATGCATCCAATGATAAATATGTATTAGCCCAGGAACTATTACAAGATCCATATCTAATAAGTGGTAGAAAAATAAATATGCGTTTCTATGTGTTAATCACATGTATAAGAGACAACATAAATATTTATGTGTACAACAATGGATTTATGTATTACACGAGAGAATTATTTAAAAAGGGTACATTTGATCACGAACACAACATCACAACTGGATACATTGATAGACAAGTGTACATAGATAATCCATTAACACATGAAGATTTTAGAGAATATCTTGATTCAAACAGGGAACTAACAAGGTATGAAAGTAATATACGAGAGCAAAAGATGCTACTAAGTCAAATTGCATTCACGAGAATATATAAACTACTTGCTGAAGTGTTTATAGCATTTATTGGAAAAATAGGAAAAAAAGGGAAATTGTATGACAACTTAACATTTCAATTGTTTGGTGTTGATATTGCCATAAACGATCAATTCAATCCAATGATTATCGAAATAAATAAAGGTCCCGATATGGATTCCAAAGATGAGAGAGATGGAAAAGTTAAATATTCTGTAATGAGAGATATATTTTCTCTGGTGGGAGTTATTGATAATGGTTTGAATAGTTCGAATGGTATGAGTGGTACGAATGGTACGAATGGTATGAGTGGTATGAGTAGTACGAATGGTTTTATAAAGATATTAAATGTTGAAAATGGAGAAGTTAAAATAATGTATTAGTGATTATCTATACTACTGTTCCACACCATTTTACATTATCATTCCACATTACCATTTTACATTATCATTCCACATTACTATTCCACATTACTATTCCACATTACTATTCCACATTACTATTCCACATTACTATTCCACATTACTATTCCACATCACCATTCACATTACTATTCCACATTACTATTCCACATTACTATTCCACATTACTATTCCACATTACTATTCCACATTACCATTCCACATTACCATTCACACTACTGTTCCATTTGTTCTGATGGTTTTGGTTTATTAATAATTTTATATGATACAAATGGTTTATCAAAGAAGCTATCAAATATCACGACAACCACACAACCTAAAAAAATCGACAACATAATATTATACATGTGTTCAGTTGATTTATCAATCATATAATATATGGATTAATAATTATATACGCACTGTTTATTTCCACAAACAATCAACCTTTTTTCTGTAATATTTGTAGCACACATTATTATCATCCACATATGTATCCGACACCTCACCAGATGGATATTTTACAATTATTTGGGGAGTTGGATTAATGATAAACAATATAATAAATGTGATGATAGCAGATATTAGAAAATAATCGATAAACAATTTCATCAGTATATATTAGTATAATGAATTTTCAAAAACACATACATATATAATTAATGACCATCTATTCTAAAAATATGTGATTATATAGTATATGGGTGCTAATAATCAGCCAGCTCAGGAAGAAAATTCACAAGTTAAACAACTAACTTATGCAGATGTGTTTGTTGCAACTATTTGTTTTTTCATACTTTTTGCATTGATAATATGGATTACAAAGGTGTCATGGAATATTGCAATGCCTGAAATATTTGGTGTTGGTAGGATTACATTTTTCCAGGCATTTGCCCTTCTTATATTGGCAAGGGTGTTGACAAGGTCATGAATATGAATGACGTGTTCTACGGCGTTGTTTTTTTAGTATGTATTTAAGCAGTAAAAATAATGTGATAACACCAAGAAATATAAGGGGTAAAATATTAGGGATGATATATTCATTATAAAAGCTTTTACTTGTATCAACATCATAACATACAACAAGTTTTTCTACATTTTGTATAGCATCACTATTAACGAGATTAGGTTGTGAATCAACAATATCAAAAGTGATATCCATTTTATATTATAAATGGATATTATGTTTAGAAAATTTTATTGTATCACACAATTGATTCATCAATAATCATACCACAATATTTTTCAGGATTATTATGAAAATCAATTCGTTCATATACACCAATTGATATACCATTTCGTGTAATGAATGAGAATATTTTTCTAAATAGGGGTCCGTGATTATCATATATTGGACAAGCAACATGTGATATTTCATGTAACACAACATACATAATAAGATTTATATCATGTAGTATTTTATCCTGACCCTTATGTCTGAGACAGAATATTATTTGTTCTCCCTTGTTAATACTGTAACTTGTATAATCACTATCTCCAGAACTTTCTGTTAGGATTATATGTGGTGCCTTTTCATGCAATCGAATGATGTACTGTTTATATTCATTAAATTCTTTATCATCAGCATGTTGATAAAGATAATCTGACAAGTTTAATATATTTTGTCTTATCTTTGCCAACATGTTGGAGGCATATTGTTTATCTTCTACATTGCGTACAAGATACATTCTCTCATCAATATCTGATTTGACATACACCATGTCCTTTACAAAGACATGAAAATATATCAATAAAATGACAAGTATAATTGCAAACATTATTGCTAACATATTTGTTCTATATTATGTGGGATTAAAATATCCATAATGATGGACTACAAAAGACCAAATAATTAAACAAAATTATTTTCTACTCATGTAATATAAATGGGAAACGAAAATAGTAATCTGAATTATCATAATGAGATGCAGCATAACGAAACCCAGCATAAATTAAGATTGTCAGACACTGAAACGATTGATTTTAGTAGAAGTGAGCTGATGACAGATGCTGGACCCGTTAAAATTCAACAAGGTGGTACTGTGAAAATACCATCATTGTCCAGACTTAATGCATTCATGCAAAATCAACAAGGTGGAACAATCAAAGTTCCAACAATTGCAAAACTTGATGCTCTCATTGAAAAACAACGAGGAGGAAACAATGAAACAACTGAAGATGAACTTGATATGTTGAAAGATATGTTTCTTAGAAATCCAGCAAAAATTATCTCAGGTGGTGGAGATGGATTTTCTGAAACCTCTTCAATGTATGAAACTCCAAGTCTCCATTTTGGTGGTATGGATGATGATTCTGACATATCAATAACCGACTACAATGTTAATAATGATGACAGTATGGATGCAGACAGTGCTGAAGATAGGATTGTTAATTTCCCTAAAAATGAAACTGAAACAATTGATTTCTCACGGGAAGACTCATCCGACGAAGAAGACAACATCATGGATGGCGGTTGTGGATGCACTAAAAAGGAAGAACCAATTGTTCTTGAGGGCGGTTGTGGATGCACCAAGAAGGAACCCATCGTTCTTGAGGGTGGATGTGGGTGCACCAAGAAGGAACCCATCGTTCTTGAGGGAGGAAAGAAAAAAGATGAAGATGTTGATAGTGAATTTTCAGCTGGGGATTTGGATGATGATAGTATTGATGAAGATGAAGAGAGTGAAGAGGGTGAGGAAGATGAAGAAGACGAAGAGGATGAGGAGGATGAAGAAGAAGAGGAGGAAGAAGAAGACGCGAGTAGTGCAGAGGATGAAACTCAATCTGGAGGAGATGATATGAAAATAAATACAAAGTTTTTGTATGATTCTGATGACTTCTCAAATAATGCAAATTCTGCATCAGATTATCATCAAACATTTAAAAACAAGATGAGGATTTAGATATGATGACATGATGACACGATAACATGGTGACAACGTCATAATCACAACATAGATACACACACGTAGATACACACTTATTTACACACTTATTTACACACCTACCAATTTTACGTTTAATCTATCTAACGTAAAATTGATTTTATAATATTTAATTTATTATATATATGATGGACGATCTAACATTCCAGGTACTTGATTGGAGTTTTACAGATGTTGAGGATACCGATGCTGATGATGAGCGTAAAAATCACATAATCCGCTTATTTGGTAAGACTGCCAATCAACAGAGTGTTTACCTCCAGGTACATGGATTTAAACCATATTTCTATGTTGAAATAGATGAAGAATGGGAGGATTATGTATCACTTGCAATGGATAAGATAAAGCAAAGAGTATATCCAAAGCAATTTGCAGAAGGAATGGAATGGAAGATTGTAAAGAAGCATAACTTCTATGGATTTACAAACTACAAGTTATTCAAATTTATTCAGGTAACTTTTCAAAGTTACGAATCATTCATGGGATACAAGAGAGCATTTGACAAGGGATGTAAATTATACATCCGTGAGAACTACAAAGATCCAGGATTTTCAATGGAATTAACATTTAGGTTGTTTGAATCAAACATTTATCCAATGTTAAGGTTTATGCATACAAAAGGTCTTGATGCTGTAGGTTGGGTAAAGATTGAAGGAAAACATCTAAACTCATTTGATGATGAACCAACATGTTGTAATTTCAACTACATGACCGATTGGCAACATGTAACAAAAGTAGAAAATATTTCAATTGAAAAATTTATCATAGCATCGTTTGATATTGAATGCATCAGTGAAGATGGTTCGTTTCCAAATCCAGAGAGAGATGGAGATAAGGTAATACAGATAGGTATTTCGTTATCACGTTATGGAGAAGATGAATGTTTCAAAAAATATATATTAACACTTCTTGAAACAGAACCAATTGAAGGGATTGAAGTAATATGTTATGATACAGAAGAGAAGTTGTTGGTTGGATGGACAAAAATGATGAGAAAATGTGATCCAGACATAGTAACAGGTTACAACATCTTTGGGTTCGATTACACCTATTTAAAACAAAGAAGTGAAAAATTAGGAGTGTATCACAAGTTTAGCAAGTTATCACGTATATCATATGAAGAATCCAAATGGGTTGAAAAGCAATTGTCATCATCAGCCTTAGGAGATAATGTTTTAAAATATTTCGATATGATTGGTAGAGTAAATGTTGATCTCATGAAAGTAATTCAACGAGATCATCAATTACCATCTTACAAATTAGATAATGTCGCATCCAGTTTTATTAAAGATACGATACAAGACATAACAAATGATGGAGATAAGATGATAATAAAAACAACAAACACATATGGATTGATAGCTGATCAATACATTAACATATTGTATAATGACGGCATAATTGAAAACAAATACATGGATGGAAAGAAATATAAAATCATATCCTTGTCCAAAAATACAATTATATGCAATGGTAATGTCAATTTGTCAGATATATCAAAGGATTACAAATTATACTGGTCACAAACCAAAGATGATGTTAGTCCCAATGATATTATACGATTATTTAAGGGAACACCAAAAGACCGTGCAATCATTGCGAAATACTGTGTTCAGGATTGTGTTCTATGTAATAAGATTATTAATAAGTTACACATAGTAACAAACAATATTAGTATGGCGAATGTGTGCCATGTTCCATTCTCATATATTTTCATCAGAGGGCAAGGAATTAAAATTTTCAGTCTTGTTGCACGCAAATGTAGAGAAAAAAATCATCTTATTCCCGCTTTAAAAGTAAAAGAAGATGATAGTGGATATGAGGGTGCAACTGTATTTCCACCAGAGAAGGGAGCACATTTTGAGCCTGTGATTGTTCTTGACTTTGCATCATTGTATCCTAATTCTATGATACTTCGAAATCTATCACATGAATGTCTTGTGGATAACATCAAATATGATAATCTACCAGAATACAGATACAACATTATACATTCAAAAAATCCAGATGGAACCATTACAACATGTAAATTTGCAGAAAAGAAGGATGGTACCAGAGGAATTATTCCAGAAGTGTTAATGGAACTATTAGCAGCAAGGAAGAAGACTAAAAATCTTATGGATAACGAACAGGATCCATTACTTAGAGCAATTTATGATGGCTTACAACGTGCATTTAAGGTATCATGTAATTCAGTGTATGGACAAACAGGAGCACCAACGTCTCCATTATTCATGAAGGAGATTGCATCGAGTACAACAGCAACAGGAAGAGATTTCCTATTATTCTCAAAACATTTCATTGAGAAAATCTACAGTAAGATGATTATGTTAGCATTAAATGATAAGGAACAATATATACAAACATTCAAAGAGACATTTAGATATTACCCAGATGAAATAACTGTTGTTGATATGACAAACAAAAATACAACTACCATATGTGTGAGTACAGAACCAAATGTAAAAATTCCAGATAAAAAATTCACAAAAAATAACATTGGATGTTTTATAAGTAATACTCTATATGACAATCCAATAATCAAAAAGATGTTATCAAAAGATGAATTTGATAAGTTCATGAAAATATTAAATGATAACTATATAGAGCGCTTGGCAATACTCAATTTATTCAAATCAAACAAACCCAAAAGATATTTCAATCATTCTAAGCTTCCATCTCTTATGGGTTGGGATACATATGATGCATTTAAAAGTCATTATGAAAAAACATTATCATTTTCAGATGATGATAAACAAAAATTCATTACTGAGCTAACTAAACATATATTGAATATGGGATATACAAATATTGATGAGATGTGTGATCAATTCTACTCCACAATAAATCAACTTCTCAACGGATGTACATTTTTACCAAACGTGATATATGGGGATACAGACAGTGTCTTTTACAAGGCAAATATTAAACGAGATAGTGTCGAAGTGTTATCCAAACAACAAATTCTTACAACACACATCACATTAGGTATATGGAGTAGCATATTGATATGTACCCTCCTTCCACCACCAATGGCACAAGAATATGAGAAGGTGTTGTATCCATTTATCATATTAACAAAGAAGAGATATGTTGGAAATCTGTATGAGAAAAATCCCAATAAGTTTTCACAGAAGAACATGGGACTTGTTCTTAAACGACGAGACAATGCACCAATAGTGAAAATAGTTTGTGGTGGCATAATTAATCAGATGTTAAACAAACAGAGTGCAGAAGGAGCATTAAAATATGTTGATGACACATTACATGATATCGTAACAGGAAAGTTCAACATGGATAAATTCATTATTACAAAAACTCTCAAATCAGAATATGTTAATAGAAATTCCATAGTACATGCAGTTCTTGCAGATAGGATTGCAGAACGTGATATAGGGAACAAACCATTACCAAATGATCGCATTCCGTATGCATATATTGAGAAGAATGAAAAAGAAGTAAAACTACAAGGAGACCGTGTAGAAACTCCTGAATATATACAAGAACATAAATTAAAACTTGATTACAAATTCTACATAACAAATCAAATAATGAAACCATCAATCCAATTTCTTGAACTTATTTTGGATAATCCAACATATCTGTTCAACAAATATATTATAAAAGAAGAAAACAGACGAAATGGAATATTACCCATTGGATACTATGCATCACCAAATGTGAATTATGATGTAATTAAAAATGAACTACCATTAAAAGCAGTAAAAAAAAGAACAATGCGAACAAAGAAAACACAACCTCATAAACCAATTGATATGGGTGACATGAGCAACATGAAAACCATTTTTGCAGATATGTTTGGACAGTAGTATATTAAATGTAAATTTATATAACCCATTTATTTATACAACTTATCCATCCATTTCAACTTATCCATCCATTCATCCAACTTATCCATCCATCTATTCATTTAATCCATCCATCTATTCATTTAATCCATCCATTTCACTTAACTATAAAACAAAGGTGCAGCCATTCCACTTGCACATCGTAATATATTATATGAGCATCCCCATACATTGACATCGGCTTCCATCTCTTTATTTATGTACATTGTCCTAAGCAATTTATCAACAGGTAAAAATTCGAGATATGCATCAGTAATTTGTGAAAAGTTAGCGGTTCCACTTGGTTGTAGTAGTTTAGGGAATAAACCAAAACTATACATATATTCTCCATTACCAAGTCCTGATGATGCTCTTGAATATGGTATGACAGATGTTGCAGTCATTTCATCCATTTCGTCTCTATCAACACCAAACATTTTTAATTTTATGTTACTAAACATCGGATTGACACCAGGACAACCAAATTTATTCCAATCATTAATTGTTTCATTGGGAGTATTAAATTTTACTGTCCATATGAGATATTTGATTGGATCAGCCATATTTAAATCTATTTTAATAGGAACATATTGTGTTGAAGTCATATCACCCCATGGTGTCTCTCCTGGGAATGTAAATATATCATTTGTAGTAATGGGAGATGATCCAAATTGAGTTGTTACAACAACATCAACAAATATGCCATATACATTTGAAGGATACATGGATTGAATATGTGTATCACTTTTAAGGATATATGTTGCAAACCATTTACCGAATTTTACAGAAGTAACACCTGTAAAGTTTGTTCCATAGATATCTACAGCATTGTACATATTAGGTACAACTGAAGTGATAGCAGGACCGAAACCAATGAACGTAAATAAATCATTTTTCGTTACATCTGACAAAAGTATATTTGACCCTCTTGTGACTTCGACAATTATATCAACTGTTCCTGATTTAATTTGTGGTGGTGATGTTACTTGGATTTGATTATCATTGATAACAGAGTATGTACATGGAATACCACCAAAATATACATTTGATATATTTCCATTTGTATTAAAATTTCCTCCATTTATTGTTACTACTGTTCCACCAGTAATGGGTCCGCTATTTGGAGAGATTGATGTGATGTATGGATTGGTGTATATGAATGACGTGATATCAGAATTTTTTATTTTATACATTCCATTGTAAAGAAAACGTTCAATAAGATAATCGAGCTTTGTACTTGCCATTTTAAATCTCTCAGTTTCTTCGAGATAGATGTAGTGAGCAATCATATCACATTTGAATTTTTGTTTTGATATGACGACAACATCATCTTCCATAACAATCAACTTATCCAAATCCGATAATTTCAATCTAATCAATGCCTCCGTGTATAACATTGCAATTAATGGAAGTGACAATGCAGCATTTCTACAAAAGAAGAAGCGAAGGGGTATATGTAGTTTTGATGATTTAGGTGATGTATCGAATGTCGTCATTGCAGATGTGTTACCTATCATTTCATTGTATCCTCGTTCATGTGCTTTGGTATCATATATTTCATGAAGCAGGTGAAGTAGTACGTCGTCATGTGTTTCTATTTCCTCTCCACCAATAAATAGAGAAATCTTTTCTATTATGCGATGTCCCAATTCATTTACCCAGCAATATTTAGGTGTAAATTGCATAATACTGTTAAGAAGTTTTACCTCCAATGGAACATTTAGAAGTGGGTATCCACTGGATATGCTATATTCATTAACATCTGCATACTGTAAAAACTTGTATTCAAACCCTTGTTGTGGGGGATAAAGAGATGTTGATAGTGATGTGATATGTTGGCAATCTGATAAATATGTAATTGTGTTATTTTGTAGTTCTGTAATAGTTTGTGTATGAGTGAAAAAAGTATATTTTAATGTTTTTTCCATAAGATACAATGCAACGAGTGGATTACTTATTAATGTACCATATGCCTCATTAAACATAGTGGGTAACGTTGCATTTTGTAAAACCAATGCAAAGTTTGTTGTAACATCAGTTATTCCATATTTGCTGATGTAGTAAATAAACCATGCATACATGTTAGGATAGTTATCATACATGTTTGTTTGTGTGTCAATGGAATCCAACAAAGTTGTGATGTTACCAGTTATATCACTAATTCCATTGTAGTTAATACCACCAAGTATGTTCATTGTGTCATACATAATTGCATTCAGTTGCAATTGAACAGAACTGTTGAATTGATTGACATATGAATACACAACATGAGAATTGAGGATGGATAGTATGTTTGTGTAAGTACCATAATAGAATGATTTAATGTTATTAAGATTTCCATTATCATCATAGACTGAACCAAGGTCATTTCTTATACACAGAATACCATCTGGAGAACTTGACGGTGTTGATATGTCAGTCGATACGAAATTACTCTGTACCAATCCATAATATGTTGCAATTGTATTACAGTATGTAAGCGTATCATTAAACACATTATTGAATGTACCGATAATACCAATTTTATAAAAATCAAATCCATCATCCACAATCATATCAGGGTTCATGGTGACTGCATATTTATAACCAGCATCAACAATTATTGACGGATCTGTATTGCTAAAATAATCAAATCCAAGGTCATTTGTTTGAAGTTCGCTGAAGTAATCGAGAATTGTTGATATATCATAATATGGTGGTTGTAGTGAAGAATTTTTATAATATGATGAATAAAACGTATCAACATCAACATTTACATGTGCAAACGTAATACTTAGATTATACAAATATGTGTACATTGCCATAGCATATGACCAATTACCAAAATCATATATGTTTTTAAATTGGTCATTTATTGTAATAGCGGATGATCCAGTTGGATTGACAACAACAATATCTACAGTGTGATAAGAAAATGGTAAAAATGGGCATGATGAAATGATTGTGTTATTGTCAATGACTGTAAAACCATGATTGTTGTAAATAAATCCAGTACTAACACTAACATTACCAAACAAAATATCAGACGCACCAATAAAATTAGTACCTGTGATTGTTACCAATGTCTCATATGTTCCAATAATTGGAGATACACTATCAACTCGAGGAATAGAAAGATATGTGTATTTACTACTTACAACTGATTGTGATACACCCACAGAAGATGTAACAACTACATCAACAGTTCCCACATTAAATGCTGTTGGACTGGTTGCAATAATAGTTGTATCATTAACTATTTTATATTGAGTGCACACTGCATCACCAAATTTAATCATTGAGGTTCCCGTAAAATAAACACCTTTTATTGTAACATCTGTGTTACCCAACACGGTTCCAAAAGATGGTGATAAACTTAGAACATATGGTTTAACATATGAAAATGCATTGTTACATGTTCCAGTACCTGAATAGGATGTAACCGAAATATTTACGGGTCCCAGAACTCCAGCAGGAGTTATTGTTTGAATTTGGTTATCATTAATAACTGTAAATGAGTTAATTTTAACATTTCCAATGGTGATACTTGTGGTGTTGAAAAAATAAGATCCATTAATTGTTATTACAGTACCTCCATTAACTGATCCATAATTAGGAGTAACATTTATAATATTTGGAGTTGGAATGTATGCATAGCTATCTGCAAAACTTTTGAATGATGTAATTGATTGAATTGGATAAATACTGATAATTGCATTTAATGTAACATCAACAACTCCAACAGAACCAGTGGGTGCAGTCACATGGATTTCATTGTTACTAACTATTGTTAGGTTTGATGCAGATACACCACCAAAATTTACAGAAGTTATAATGGTTGCACCCAAAAAGTAGTTGCCATATATTATGATATCCTCTCCACCACTTGGGTTACCACTTGTAGGAGATACTCCAATAATGAAGGGATATGTGTTATCAGTGTAGGCAAATCGATCACTAACATTTGCAGATGTAATACCGAGTGGTGTTGTGATAATAATATCGAGAACATCACCATCATTTCCATTTGGTTTTGTTACTTGAGGACTGATAACTGTTAATGTTGTATCGTTGATGACATTAATGGATGTTCCCTCATATGTTCCAAACAATACATTTGTACAACCAGTCAAATACACACCATTAACTGTTACAAGTGTGCCACCTGTATATAAACCAAAATTGGGACTTATGTTAGTTATTACTGGACTGATTGTGTATGAAAATAGATTATTTTGGTTATTCAGGGATGTGGATGTATGTGTATAGAGAGTAACATAAACATTACCAAAATTATTGTTTAGAGTTGGAGGACTGGTAACGGTTATTAAATTGTCATTTACTACAGTGAATGCTGTACTTGTGTATGTGCCAAAATACACACCAATAACATTTGTAAAACCATTTCCAACTATTTCTATTTGTGTTCCTCCTGTTGCGGGACCAGTAGTTGGATAAATTGTAGATATATTGACAATTTCAAAGATTGATGAGATTGTATATTTGGTAAAATCATTTGTGAAGGTGTTGTTGATGGTTTCCAATGTCACTGAATTTACTGTACTTATGATTACATTTGAGGTTGCAATAGGCATATTGGCAGGTATATTTACAACAACATTGGTAGATGTTGATAACTGGGGAACAATACTACACACGACAGAATTATAAACAACGGAACCAATTTCATATCCACTTCCCAAGAAATTACCTCCCCAAATACTAACTAAATTTACATCACTGGATAGCCCCCCACTTGGAAATATTTGATTGATAAATGGATCATTTGACATAAGCAAATATGTAAATCTACAGGTGGGTGTAACAAGTGATACACCATTACCTGATGTGACAGTAATATTTACAACTGATTGCACTTCTATGGGCATGGGACTTGTCAGAGTGATTGTATTATTGTTAATAATATTAAATGCAGTAGTTGTTTGTGTTCCGAATTTAATGGATGTTACACCAAACAAGTTATTTCCTGAGATTGTTATAGTATCAGAGTATGCAGTTTCGAGACTTGTATAGTTTGGCGATACACTGTATATTTCTGGATATGATATAAATGTGAATACATCTTCTTTGCATTTTTGCGATGTTCCGTATGTATTTGTCATAATTACATCAACAGTCGATGTAGTGGTAGTTCCTACAACGGGGTTTGTGGTAGTTATTTGAGTATCACTAACAACTGTAAAGGTCGATACACTGTATATCCCAAACAATATTGATGTCACTCCTGTAAAGTTAAAACCATATATTGTAACTTGTGTGGGAACATAATGAGAACTATAAACAGGTGATATTGAAGTAACAATTGGAGTATTGGTATATGTATATTTACTGTATTGTGAAACAAATGAGTTGTATGATACAAGTGATTCATCAGTAACAGTAACTACAATGTCAGAGATAGTTGATGCATTAACAGATGGAATTACAATCATTAATTCAGTATTACTAACAACTGTAAATGAAGTTACATGATTTTTTCCAACTGTTACATCAGATACACCATTAAATCCCAAACCATAAACAGTAATTGTATTAGCTCCGTGTAGCGGACCGAATGTTGGATACATTCCTGTAACAAACAAAATATGTGATGTATCAATTATTGATGCAAATCTATCACCCACGGTTACATCAGATGTTCCAATTGCATTTTGCACAGTGACATCACTTATAATACTTTCTGTAAATGTTGATGGTGGTGTAACAATAACGTACGAACCATCTGATGCATACGATGATGGTGTCAATGGTATATTAGCCCAATTACTCACATAAACGGTAACTGGACTAAATAAATTTGTTCCAAACACAGTAATTTCACTTGACACAGCTGTTCCAAAATTAGGAGAAATCGATGTAACAGTTGGCTGTCCAGTGTAAATTGTTCCCAATGCATATATACCCACACCATCCGATGTTTGTACAAGTGCATTAATTGGGTTGTTGTATCCAATCATTCTTTGATTTGTTGTTTTTACTAAGTGACTATTAATAATTTTTACTGAATCACATTGAATATTATTGAGGAACACATTAAGTGTGTTAATTATATTTATTCCCATAATATTGAATGAAATTACATTGTTGTCATCAATTGATGGTATAATTCCCGTAATGATTGGATTATCTCCAATGTATGTAAATGATATTGAATTTGTTGATGTAGATGTTCCATTTAGAGTGATAACAGTTATATTTACAACTGTATCAACATTGTTCTGAGGACTGATTGCGATAATGTTATGGTCATCAATTACATTAAAAGTACATTGTGTATTTCCAAACAATACAGTTGTCGTGTAGAACAAGTCTGTCCCCTGAATATAAACATTTGTTCCTCCATCACGAGTACCATATGTTGGTGATATTTGTGATATAACTGGAGTAAGCTTGTATGTAAATAAATCATTATTTCCCAAATAGGATATGCATGAATTGGTTTGTAGTCTAATATGAGATGTTATTTCATAATAACCACACCATGTATCTAACAGGATTACTGATGTATCTGTCACAGATAATATCGTACACTGTTCTGTACCAATTATGATATTCATTACAAGTCCCAAATTTGAACCATTTACAGTTATTGTATTACCTCCCCAAATACTTCCCGCAGATGGTACAATGCTTGTGATGTATGGTGATGTTTCAACACCATTAAATACATTAGTTACATCACCAACAGTTACATAATTAGTCCCCAACATGAGTGAATTAGGAACTGTAAATGTGATTGTGTTATTATTAACAATGGTGAATGGGATTATGATATCATTAAATGTAACAGCAGTTTGTTCATCTACATTAAAATTTGTAACAACATTTACATTGTTTCCATTAATTCCATAATTTGGTGACATAGTAAAACTATGTGTTATGTATGTGTAGATAAATGGAGCTGATGTTCCACTTGCAGTTGTTACAATGATATTACTTAAACCATTAATATTTGCAGGAGTGAGAATGTCAATGTGTCCATTATCAATTAGTGTTGCGCAACATACATCATATTCTCCACATTGAATGTTTGTAACATTTGTAAGGTTGTCTCCATAGATATGAACAAGTTCATTTCCACTACATAATCCAGTCGATGGATTAATATATGCAATGTATGGTAGTGGTATGTATGTAAATTGAATGTTTGTAGTTGATGTACTTGTTGGGTAAGGGATAATCGTAACAACATATGAATTATTACATGCAGGACTTTGTAATGTGATTTGTGTGTCTGATACAATTGTAAAATTTGATATTGTTTGATCGCCAAACATTATTGATGTTGTATTACCAAGATTGTATCCATACAAATTCATAGTTGTTCCACCACTTGGTATGCCACTTGTGGGATTTATTGATGTAATCCATGGTGGTGCAATATAAGTACAACTCGACACTACCTCACCATATTGTGTGAGTATATCAATTACAACTTCTCCAATAAGATTTGGGGGTGTGATAACAGAGATTGATGTATCAGTGTTAGTATATGACACACATTGAACTCCTCCAAAAGTAATTGATGTTACATCAACAAAGTCAAAACCATTAATGATTAGGGGAGTACCTCCCTGAATAACTGGATAACCAATCACCTCAGTGACTGTTGGAGGACTAATGTATGTAAATATCATATTTTGCGGAGATGTTCCATAGTCACCAACAACAATTATTTTAACATTCATATCTGCATCAACTGTAGGATATGTTACAGTAATGGTTGAGTTATCAATCACATCAAATGAAATACATGGGTATGTACCAAAATATATGTTATTGATATTTAGAAAGTTACCACCACTAATTGTGATAGTATTTGATACAATTGTTGATCCAGTTGTTGGGGTTATGTTAGTTATATATGGTGTTTGATCTGTGTAGATGAAATTATTAACATTTGTTGTATGTCCAATATTTGTTTTAACAGCGATGTTATATGTTCCAGGTAATTGATTTTCTGGACATTTTACAACAATCACATTATTTGTTACACTAAGAATAATACCAGGAGCAGGACCGAATGTAACTGATTGTGTATTAAAAAAGTTGTCACCATAAATGAAGACTGCAATGTTTCCTTGAAGTGGACTTATCATTGGCTCAAAACTTGTGATTAGTGGAAGATTAACAAATGAAAAACAATTTGGTAACGTGGTGGTTCCATAAACTGTACTAACTATGACGTTACCATCCAATGTTCTACTTTTGGGAGGAGTTACAAAAGATATTTGATATTCATCAATCACATTGTATGTACATTCAGCGATACTCATGGAGACTGATAACACATCTATAAAGTTTTTACCATAAATGATAACATTATCTCCCCCATCAGATATTCCACTTAATGGATTAATTCTCGTTATTGTGGGGGGTGATATGTATGTAAATGTAACAATGTTGGAGTAACCTCCTACTGTTACCACTTTAACATTTGCAGTGTCAGACAATATTTGGGGTGTAATTAATTCAATTGTTGATGGATCAATTAGTGTAAATGCACAACTTGTGTTATTAAATAACACATCATTAACATTTGTAAAATACTGTCCACTGAGTGTGATTGGTGTTCCTCCAAGGATTGAACCCACTAATGGATTGATAAAACTAATAATAGGAATATCTATGTATGTGTATGTGGTAGTGTTTGATGTACCATACATTGTGGTTACAGCGATATCGACTGAACCCACACCAACTGGACTTATTGATGCAACACATGTATCATTAATTAAAATAAAATCAGCACTTTGACCATTAAATGTAACACCAGTTACATTTCTTAAAGTTGTACCATTTATCACAACATATGTTCCACCATATACCGTCCCACATGTGGGAGTTATGGTAGTAATAACAGGAACGTCAATGTATGTAAATGATACACTATTTGAATTTCCAATACTATTCACAACATAAACAGATGCATCTCCAGAACCAATTGGAGTAGTAAAAGTAATGGTGGTATCATTTACTATTGTGAAATCAATGGATGAACTCCCAACATACAAAGCATTTACTCCCGTAAAGTATTGTCCAGTGAGTGTTATTGTATCACCACCATTTGCACTTGTTATTAAGGGAGTTATCAACACAATAATTGGAGCAACAAGATCTGTGTATGTAAATGCACTTTGATATGTTACATCTTGATAGGTTGCATTTTGGATTTCAATTGACACTTGCGTGCCATCATCTCCCATAAATATTGGAGTTACCATTGATACAGATGTTGGACTGAGTGGTGTAGATGGATATGGAAATCCATTAAAGATTACTGTTGTTATATTATCCATATTTGTTCCAACAATGGTAATAAGAGTTCCTCCCATTTTTGTTCCAGATGATGGAGTGACTGTAATCATATCAACATATTGATATAGATCCCTTGATGACGGTATGGAAGACCCATTAATTGTAGTGATGATAACATGGACTTGTCCTACTTCTAATCCTGGAGGAACGGATACATTCATTGATGTGTCATTTTGATGATTAATCGTTCCCTGAACTGTTCCAAACATAATAGTTGGAATTCCACCCAAAAAGTGCATTCCTTGTATATTAAAACTATTTCCTCCACTGATTAGTCCAAATGGTTTATCCATGCTTGATATGTATGGTTTTGTATCACTTGTGAATGTTGGGAATGGATAGTTTTGTGACATTCCAAATTGTGTTTCAACATTTATTAATGATTCTTGAAAACTTCCTGAAATATTGAATGTTATTTCATTATCACTTATTATTTGTAAGGGAACACCATAAAAAACATCATTAATGTATATTGCTGTTGTTCCATACAAATACAATCCATACAATGTAATCATGCCTCCTGAACTTTGAGGAGGGTCAACACTTAATATGTATGGTTGCATACCATAAACAAATGTAGATGTATTTACTGTTGTACCTTCTGATGTGATGATTGTAACATCAACTCCACCCAATTCACTTGCAGGAGGAACGGATACCACAAGATATGTATTTCCAAGTAATGTGTGTTCTTCAATTGATGTACATGGATTATTACCAAATAACACTGTTTGTGTCCCACTTAGGTAATTACCTGTTATTGTAATATTGTAAGCACCAGATAATAGTCCATATGATGGATCCAATAGGGTTACATATGGAATACTTTTGTATGTGAATACATTTGCATCACTGATACTACTTGTACCATCTGAAGTAGTTACAATAATGTTGAGTGTCATATCGTTTGATACTTGTGGAGTTGTAAATTGAATAGTGTTTGCATTAATTACGTGTATATTACTTCCCTCATACATTCCCAGTTTAACACTGTAGGTTGTACTTAGATATTCACCTATCAGTGTAACAACTGTTCCTCCATCAATTGTTCCAAATGAAGGATTTATTGTATTAATTATGGGAGTTGTTGATGTATTATATTCAAATGCATTACCACGTGTAATCTGTCCAGTAGTAGTTATGACAGTAACATCTACATTTCCAATGAAATTAGCAGGTGTTAATAATTGTATGTGTGTGTCTGTATTTGATATAATTGATGCTCTTGAATATCCAAAAAATACATTTTGAACAGTTATAAAATGAGTACCAGTAAGAGTCACAATCGTTCCACCATTCGATGACCCACTTGATGGAACTATGGTTGATATTGTTGGAGGAGGATTTGGATTGTATGTAAAATTTATGGTTGCAGTTCCCACTTGTGTTGTTACAACCACATCAACAATTCCAGTTGTATCTCCACACGGATCACGAATACGTACCAAATTGTCTGTTATTTCTATATTAACAGTGGATAACACATTACCAAATGTGACAGATGATGTAGTTGCGAGATACAATCCTGTAATTGTAATGTTTGTATTTCCACTTTGATAATCATTGTTAGGTGATATGGAAAATATAATGGGTGCAGGTATGTAGTTAAAAGTTCCAGAGTATGTTCCAAAATTATTAGATACCAAAAGATCGACTGTTCCAATGGTTGCATCAATTGGTGTTGTAAAAACTATTTGTGTTGTTGTTTGTGACATAATTGTTGCCACAAGTGAATTAATTGTGACAATACATTCTCCAATGAAGTAATTTCCATTTAGTGTGATTGTTGTGTGTGTATTTGGTATTCCTGCAGGAGGAGTTATGGTATCTACTTCTGGTGGGGGATTACTAACATAAGTAAAATTAATTGTTGATGTTCCCACTTGCGTCGTCACATGTACTGCAACTACACCAGATACATCTCCTTCTGGGATTACAAGATTTATTTCTCCATCATTGACGATTGAATATGTAGTACATGGAACATCTCCAAATAGGATTGAAGAGGTGCTTGTAAAATATGCACCAAGTATCACTGCACTCATTCCTCCTGTTTGATAACCATGTGGGGGTGTGATGGATACAATTACAGGTTCCCATGTGTAATTAAATGAGGCTGTCTGCGAACCAATACTATTTGTGATGGTTAGATCAACAGAACCAATATTTTCATTTGCTGGTGTTATAATCACTATTTGTGTTAATGTTTGTGACATGATTGTTGCATCTGTTCCATCAATCCTCACCACACAATCCGTGGAAAAATAATTACCATCTATTGTAACCATCGTTCCTCCAGTTGTTAAACCAAAGAGAGGAGTTATTGTATCTATTTCAGGAGGTGGATATGGTATGTATGTAAAAATAGATGTTGTTGTTCCCACTTGTGTAGTCAGAGTAACGGTGACAATACCTGTTGAGATACCAGTTGGAACAGTCAAATCTATTTCATCATCATTTATAATTGAATATGATAAACATTGAACACTACCAAATGTAATTGATGTGGTACTTAGTAAATGAGTTCCAACGAGTACTACACTAACATTTCCATTAATATATCCACTTGATGGTGTTAAGGAAAGTATTGTTGGAGGGAGTGTGTAATTAAATATTGATGTTACAGTTCCAATACTGTTTGTAATGGTTAAATTAACTGCACCCATGTTTTCATCTGCAGGTGTTGTAGTTGTTATTTGTGTTGCCGTTTGTGATGTAATGACTGCTGGAAGACTGTCAATTGTCACCACACAATCATTTGTAAAATAATTACCATTTATGATAACTGTTGTTCCTCCTGCTATGGTTCCATAGGATGGTACAATTGTATTTATTTCAGGAGAAGGATTTATGACATATGTGAAATTAATAGTAGATGTTCCAACTTGTGTTGTTATGGTCACATTGATGTCACCTATTACATCACCCGTGGGATCTATCAAATCTATTTCTCCATCATTTACAACAACATATGAAGTACATGGAACATCACCAAACAATATTGATGTCGTACTCAATAAATATTGACCTTGTATCACAATATTTGTTCCTCCTGCTTGGTAATCACTTGATGGTGTAATAGAAGTCAATGATGGGACGTCGGTGTAGTTAAATGATGTTGTACATGATCCGTTTGCATTTGTGATAAGTAAATCTACCAATCCAATGGTTCCATCTACTGGAGTTGTAATAACTATTTGAGTTTCTGTTTGTGATATGATTGTTGTTGCCAAGTTATCAATTGTCACAACACAATCATTCGTAAAATAATTTCCATTAATTGTTACATGTGTCCCTCCACTTGTTAGTCCAAACAATGGTGAAATTGACGATATTGTGGGGATATTAACATAGGTGAATGATGTCATGATTGATCCAGTTCCATTTGCAACAACAAGATTAACACTTTTTGTAATATCAGTTGGATCATCATATGGTAAAGATGTTACAGTAATCTGAGTTATTGTTCGTGAAACGAGAGGAACATATGTATTACCAAATAACACAGTACAATCAGATGAAAAATAATTACCATTAATTGTAACCAGTGTCCCTCCACTCATAATTCCAAATGTGGGAGTTATGCTGTCTATTGATGGAATAGGATTTTCGAGATATGTGAATAAATTCCAAGCTTGTCCAGTAAGTGTTCCCAATCCTAACGATACAAGTCCAGCTGAGGAACCACTTGGAACCACAACATCAACCTCATTATCATTCACAATGGTGAATGTACTTGCATTACTTCCGAATATTATTTCAAATGTGCTTGACAGAAATTCTCCATAGATTGCAATAGTCATTCCTCCAAATTGATAACCTTCTTGTGGAACAATTGATGTTATTGTAGGATTACCTGCATAATAAATGGTAGTTGTGTATGAGCCAACATTGTTTGTTACAATTAAATCGACTGCCCCAATGGTGGTATCTGGTGGGGCTACTGCCACAAGTAGTGTAGATGTTTGTTCATAAATATCTACTGATTGACCATTAATATTCACATCACAATCCCATGAGAAATAGTTTCCAATTATATTAATATTCATTCCACCAGGTGGAACATACAATGGTGACACTGAAGATATTACGGGAGGAGGATTAATATTGTATGTAAAACCAATGGATGCCTGTCCCAGTGATGTTGTAACAACTACATTGGTATCTCCTGGTGTACCATTTTCTGGATCTATCAAATCTATTTCATTGTCACTGATAATTGAATATGTTGTACATGGAATACTACCAAACATAATAGATGTCGTACTAAGTAGATATTGTCCCATAATAACAATACTTGTTCCCCCTGCTTGGTAATCACTTGATGGTGTGATTGAAGACAAAACTGGAACATCAGAATAATTAAATGTTGTCGTACTATGACCTACACTATTAGCAATGATTACATTAGCTGTTCCAGTTTCTCCAACTGTGGGGGTTACAACTATCATTTGAGTTGGATTTAATGATGTGATTGTTGTTGGAATACCACTAATGGTTACCGTACAATTTAATGAGAAGTAACGTCCTGTTATGGTTACATGTGTACCACCATTAATAGTTCCAAGTGTTGGACTTATTGAATTAACAAGTGGTATATTTTCAGTGTATGTGAATTCTTTTGAATCACTTCCAACTTGTGTGATTACATACAATGATACGTTACCAGGCGTTCCCTTTGGAGTAGTGACGGTGATTTCAGTATCACTCACAATATTAAATACTCCAGGTATTCCATTAAAACCAAATGTCACTGCCGTTGCACTTGTAAAGTATCCTCCAAATATGGTAATCTCTGTACCTCCAATTTGTTGTCCACTTGATGGAATAAGTGCTTCTATTTCAGGTACATGTGTGTAGAAAATGGTGTTCGTTGCACTTCCATAAATGTTTGTTATGATTAATTGTACCTCACCTATTCTATTTGGTGGTGCGGTAAATGTAATTTGTGTTCGTGTGTATGTTGGATTTACAACAAGAGTTCCATTTAATGTTATGGTTATTCCAATAAAGTTATATCCAGTAATTGTTACAAACGTTCCTCCAATATCCAATAAATATGTTGGACTAATTGTGGATATGATGGGTCCTGCCATACTAATCATAAGATCCCTTGGATTTGCAAGATGTAATCCATTCACAGTAAACGTTCGTGGAGGTGATACACCATATATGGTAGAAATAATCAATGGTTGTATTCCTGGATCGCAGTTAGGAATTGTAACATAAACATATTGCATTTCAATGTATGTCGAAATAATACCAATTACTGCCTCAACACCACCAATAGTAATTATGGTATTTGTATCATTTGTAAAATTACCACCATACAATAAAACATCTTGTCCAACTGAACCAGAATTACCATAAACATTTAATACATATGGTGATAAGTTGTAGATAAATTTTGTTAAACTACTTGTTTCAGATATCCCCTCGACTGTAACTAATCTTACATCCACTGCACACAATGAAGATGATGGGGGAAGTGTTACATATACACCATTATGATTTACATTTACATTGAAAGTACACGACACATTACCAAATAATACATTCTTAATAGATGACACATCTGTAACATCTGTATTAATGTAGATATCCACATGAATTCCTCCATATAGCGGACCGTATGATGGTGTAACTTCTGTAATAACTGGAACTGCATTACATATAAATAGTGTATCAGTAACCGTACCGTATGATGTAGTAAGAATGATTTTTACATTTCCAACTTGTGTAATTGGTGGAACATTTACTTTGATTATGCTATCATCAATTGTCTCCAATATAATACCCTGATTTCCGTTAAATGTTACCGATGTAGTGGTACTTAGGTATGTTCCAGTAATTAAAATAATGTTTGCACACAATTGACAACAAGTTGGTGGAGTGTAACTTGTAATTTGTGGTTGATTGAGATAGAGTTGAGTTGGTGATTGATATCCAGGTTCCAAAACAATTGCATATTCATTTACAACATTGTTGAATACATCAAACATAAAAGTTCCATTGTTATTAATAATACTCCCATATTTACTCAAAAAATATTTTCCAAAACTTTGTAAATCTTTGTTTTGTTTGTAGATTAATTTGTATGTATCCCCAAGATCACTTTTGTTTTGGTCAAAAAAGTTATTAATCAAATCAGTCACACTGGATGTAGGCAATGTGTATAACACATTTGCAAATGTTTCAGCCATTTGATTGTATGCATCATGTCTCAATTGGTATTCCATTGTTATGAATTGATTGTATTTTCCTCCAATACCAATGGAATAAACATAATTAGTGAATAGATACAATGTAACATTGTTATCCGATAGGTTTGCTATTGGTTCTTTAACAATATCTTCCAAATTTTCAACAATATTTGATTGTGGAACTATGTATGGTAGCGTTTTCATTGCAAGATAGTTGAACATTTTATATATGTCATACATCATTCCACCAAGTTGAGTTTTGTAGTTACCTGAAAACAATGTGTTATTAAATATTCCATTGTACAGGCTTATGAATGATTTGTTAATTATTAACCAAATAGATGACATTGCATCACAATATTTTGGAGTTGTGTTACCTAATGTAGTTCCACCAATGGATATGTTGTAGAGAGTGTAACTGTTAATACTGTATTGTGGGAAAGTATAGACATTGGTACTTCTAAAACTATTAACAATATCAGTGAAGAATTGAGTTACAGAAGAGTTGTCGATACCATAATATGTTAGTTTATCACTATACAGCTGATTGTATGTATTACATATCCAATCAATTGATAATTTCTCATATGTGACAACTCCAAATGTGTCATAGGGTACCATTGAAGTAATAACACAGTTCTGATCCACAAGTATTTTCCAGCTTTGATAATATGGTACCTTATTACCTAAACTATCAATTGGAATTACATTTGTTTGATTTTGTAATACAAGAGATGATGCATTTTCATTTACATCCATAATGTAGTAGTAACCATTAAAGTATCCAACCATTGTCTTGTGTGAAAATAATAAATCAGGTCGATAAACTGTTGACAGTATATACCCACTTCCTGGGGCATAGGTATTCACAAGAGTTGTAATGTAGTCGTTATCAATTACATTTGTAGTTCCACATGTAATGGTGTTGTTGATAATTCTATTGTACATGTAATATTTGAGTATCCTATCATTGAATGTTCCATTAAATACTTGTGGCGTGTTCTCATTTCCATCTAACAAATTCATAAAACTTTGGAATGCTGGAAAATTAGGAACAATATCACCAAAGATTTTTACAAAGTATTTCGCTACAACATCATTCACTAACAGTGGTACATCATGAACAGTGAGATATGGAATGTGGTTCATCAACATAATTTTAGAATAAACAGTCATGTCAAACAAATTCATGTAATTGGTTAATGATGGATTAACCCATAGGGTTGTATTAATGGAATTTGAAAGAATATACTCCATTTGGGATACAAAAATTCTACTCCACATACTGTATGAATAAAAGTATCCATTGTTATAAGTAGATAGGTTAAATGCATTTTGACAATCAACAAAGAACTGATTTATCGTGTTATTCATTACGCCTCCAAACATGTTAATCACGTCTGATGGCACATTTGGTATATTTAATTGAGTTAATGAACTTGTAAAATTACTTGATGGTGCCACAGTAAAATTATTTCCTGTTACATTGAAAACTGAGTTACTTCCCTGTTTGATAAATCCAATGCGAAAATGAGATGTATTGGTTGGTGATTGGTTGTTGAGATACGTAATGATGTTTTGTATAAGATTAAAATTTATTTGAATGTTCCAATAAATGTTGTCCAAAAATGTTGAAATAACTACTTCTGAGGCATTTGTTGTTGCTAAGTAATTTTTCAGTGTGATGTACGCATCAGTTGTTTTATATGGATACACATTAGTTATATCTGGTTTTATGTATGAGTACCCATCACTAATTACATCATCAACATATGCAGTTTCTCCATTATGTTGTGAGTAATCACCTGCCTCAACGACATGATACATAATAACATTATCCTTTACATATGAATATTGAGGTATGACGTAATGTGTTCCATTTGCAAGGATATATTTGATGTCATTAGCATTGTATGTTGGATTAGGATATATGTATGTTCCTACATATGTTGTCGTGTATTTTTCAACAATATGCCTCAGATAGTAGTTGTACAGCATTCCTACAATATCTTCGCTGTTACATATATTCATGGTACTGTTTGAGGTGTCTTTACTAAATGCAAGAAGACCATTGTAGATAACATCAAAATTCTTGTTTCCTGTGAATAGAGTTGAACTAATTATTGGGAGAACATCTGTTGTTGTGTAGTTATCAACATCAGTGTTCATTGTAACAAGTTCAGACATTACTTCTTCTGTGTTGGTTGTGTTTGGTATGTTTTGATAAATAGTTTGAATAAATTGTTGTTGATAATATGATAGTTGGAATGTGATATATTGACTACTAACCATAAACTGTGCAACTGTTCCACCATACTCAATAAACAAAATAATCACTTGATCCAAAAATATTTCAATAAATTTATTCAATATGGTATCGCTACTTCCATGGGTTGTCATGTATTGTTGAACGGTATATGTTGGAGTTGTGGTATATATGTTGAGATATGTTGATGCATTTGTGTTAGTAATTGTTAAGTACCATGTTTTCATTGTATTTGTATTTATTAATTCATCTTGCAATGACATTATCTCAAATCTCTTCTCAACAAGAAATCTTAACATAATATCTCCATTGTAGGTTGCCATAAAAGTTGTCACATCAGATGGTTGTGGGTTAGGTATATTTAATGCAGTGAATGCACCCAATGCTTCTACTAATGCAATATTCAATGCCTCTTCTGGATATTCAACATAGTGACACGTAAATGATGAAGTAACATATCCATTGTAGGCATATTTGTTAATTATGTATGGCAGGTTGTAATCCAAATTATAATATTTATCTTTTAATACGTTCATCACTGCATCAGGTGGGAATTCTCCATATGTTGCAATTAAAACATCATAATCACTCAAAAAATTTAATAACTCTTCGATTTGATGAATATCACAATTATTATGAGAAAATAATTCAGTTGTCAGAGTGTTATCTCCAATATATTCCAATAGAAATTCATTAATAAGAGTATTAAGAAGAATTTGCTGACATGATAGCGTTGTGGGTGTATCAACTAAACCAAAATTGTTTATGAGAGTGTTTGTTAGTTCATTTCTTATGTTTGTAAATTTTGTAAAGAAATCACTTGTTGCAGTTGAACTTGAGGAAGATGATGTGTATAAACTGTATAATGTTGCCTCATCAACATTATCATTTATTTTTGCAAGTATTGCATAATTTGCCTGAGAGAAATAAACAACATTTGAATATGATACTTGTTGAGGAAGATTGATATATGAACCAAAATTATTGTATGTTGTTGTTGCATATGGTTGTAATGTTGTGTAGCTGTTAATTGGGTTCCCATTAATGTAACAATAATTCAATACATCCTTATCAACAATAAAATATGAATCACTCGACAAAGTTTTTAAATATGCATAATACATATTTCGTAATTTAATGAGGTATTGTTCCATGATTGAACCTAACGATGGATCAATAGTTTGGATGTAATCAGGTATCGTTACACTCAAATTTGATAAGACTGATGTTGGAGATATAAATCCATAATCATTCAAAAGATAATGTGTATTGTACATTGTATCATATCCATCAGGGTCTGTAATTGCATTAATGTATGTGTTGTAATAGGATACACACATTGTGTTGAATGTTGATAGATCAATTGCATTGTTGTCGAATGCCATTTGTGTCACAAAATTTGTGTATATATCATTGGTTCGTGGTGCGATAACGTTATTGTATAGGATTTGGTTATTTACAATATTTGATATTGTGTATGATGGAGATCTACGATACAGATAAGAATCTGATGTTGTGAGTGCATTTGTTAGTGTTGTTGATAATTTATCATAAAAATACATATAAAATGTATCTATGTTTTGTGGTAGTTGTTTGTATCCTTGAATTAGAGTGCTTAGCATAATATTGTATTCCTTTGCAACAACTTGTTGATATATGTTTAGATATTCATCAAACAGTTCATAAAATGCATTTGGAATAATCCATGGATATTGTTTTAAGGCATAAAATATAAAAGTATCCTTTGATTTATTCACATTATTAAAAATTAACATCTGGTTGATAAAAAGATTGTAAAGAGAGATTACATATGATTGTAGATTTGAAGGTACTGATAACTCAACTACATCAACCAATGAAGTATTATTGTAAAATCCTGTAGTGGTGAGTGTTAGTAAAATGTTGTTGTAGTTTGTAATAATAACTGAATTGGCTAATTCTTTGATTTGTTTTATACTCGTTTTTAGAAAAGTATTAATGTATTCTGTTTTATCTCCATATGTGGGATGGGACGTAGAATATGCAATAAACATTGTAATCAGACCAATGTCATACACATTAATAGGATTTCCTAAATATTGTTTGATACACAAATTAATAATTGGATTGAGTGAATAGTAATTTAGAAAACTATCAACATCATCATATGTTGTTGGATTTGTACGTTTATCAAAGTCATAAATAATATGTTGATAATTTGGATCGGAACCTACAAAATGAGCAATAAGATAAACTGATGCTATGTAGATGAATGTATTATTTATAACATTGATTGCGTCAGTGCTTATAAATGAACTACCAGTGTCTGTCAATAGTTTGTTAGTATTGCATTTGTTGTAGTAATCAAACCTGGCAAGTCCTAAATTATTGTAATCGTAGTTGAATACATCTGTTTCAATTTGGTTATTAATAGCTGGAACGATTGTATTGTTGTAGGTATCGAGTGTTACAGGTGATTGGATAGATTGCGGAATTGTTACACCATATTGTGATAACAAATTATTGATGTATGTGTTTGTGGGTTTTTTAAAACTAAGTTTGGGTGGGACTATGTCTATTCCAAGGTAAAGCTTATTTATGAGATCTCCTTTTCTGTCCAAGTTAAATGTAACATATTCATTTGAACTCTTTGGTTGCAAAGTTGATGTAAACATTGAAAAATTACTATGTCTCCGATACACTGTCTTAAAATATGTAATCTGTGGTCTCCCCGTTAAAAAAATATTATCCATATTATTTGACGCGACCAATTGTATATATCCGCCACCCATATATAGATATTTTATATAATATCTGATAATTATGTAACACGTGCAAAGGTGCATACGTAAAGATGATGTGGAAATGTGGAGATGTTATGGGAATGTGGAGATGTTATGGAAGTGTAGAAATGTTATGGGAATGTGGAGATGTTATGGAAATGCGGAGATGTTATGGAAATGTAAAAATGTATCACATATTGAGTAAACGTGATACGATTGAATTATCATCTCAATTACATTATCATCTTAACTGCGTTATCATCTTAACTACATTATCATCTTAACTGCGTTATCATCTTAACTACATTATCATCTTAACTGCGTTATCATCTCAATTACATTATTATCACAATTAAGTTATTATCTCAGTTACATTATCATCTCAATTACATTATCATCTCAATTACATTATCATCACAATTACATTATTATTTCAATTACATTATCATCTCAATTACATTATTATTTCAATTACATTATCATCTTAGACATAAGCCAATGCCCCCATTCCCCCGATAATTCTCAATATATTGTAGGAACGTGCATAAATAATAAAATTCAATGTAGTGGTTCCCATTGTATTATCAGTAACCGTTGGATCTATTTCCCTCAAATAATATGTAAAACAAGACGGTTGAACCTCAACTCCAAGTATTGCCAAATTAAACATTGAAAAATTACAAGAACCTGATGGTTGATGGGCTTCAGGAAAAATACTAAAACTATACAAATTTATTCCTTCATTTGGTATGTTACGATGTGTTTTGTATGGTTGTACATAATTGAGATATTTTCCACTAACGGATGGAAGACGATCGTATCCGTTGAATGTGATATTAGCATTTAGTATGATGTTATTATTGTTGTTTGTATAGTTGTTCCATAAACATTTATGATATCCATCTGCACCATTGGCACCACCGATGAATGCAGTTTTACGACCTACAAATATCAATTCCTTACAAGGACTTCTAAAATCCAAATTGAATGTACTGTTTGTTATATTTACATCATTGAATGTCATATATTGCACACGTTCAATTAGGTATTCATGTGCTGACTGGGCAAAACGTTTTCTCTCCATTTCATCGAGATACACATAGTCCACCAATAATGAACCACTCAAAGATAAACCCTTATCATTCCATAAGTCAATGAGGGAGTTGTTAGTATGTAAGTTTTCAATATATGCACACTCTTCCAATCTTCTTAATTTTATTGTGAGTGTTACTTTGTTATATTTTAATGCAATTAACGGTAACGCTAACCCATTATTTTTACAAAACCAAAATGACAATGGAATTGTTAGAAGGTATGATGGTTTAATTGTTGCATCAAACGTTGTCAGTGTTGAGACATTCCCAATCATAATATTATACATTTTTTCTTGGTCTTCCTTTTTTGCTAGGTCTTGCCATATGTTAATAAAGTCTCCATCATGTCTATCTATTTTTTCACCACCTATATATACATCAATGTATTCAATGATTGAATGTCCAAGTTTTTCAACCCATGCAAACTTAGCATATGTTGATGATTGTTGGGCATAGGTGTTATTGTAAGTATTAAGGATATTGAAAAAATATTGTTGAACTGATTTACTTAAATTGATAGCTATATTTAACTGACCAAGTATGTACTGTGTAGTTATGGAATTGTTTCCAATTAGGTCATTAGCAATATCATATATGTTTGACAGTTGTGGATATAAAAATGGAATGGTACCATCATACAAACTTTCTAATAATGTATTGTATGCGCTGTAGTATGTCCTAAAATTTTTAGATGATGTAAATACTGCACAGATATCTCTTATCATTTGAGATGGTTGTACGGATAGAGTTGATGCATCGGTATTCGCTACACGATATGCTTGCACATTGAGGGACATAAAATTAGTTATGGTTGTATAATTTGTTTGTGCTGTGTTGTCATATGTTGGTGTTGAACCAGTGTAACCCATTTCTGCTTTTGTAAACCATGTTGAGGGTATTTGAATTTGTAGATAGGTGTTGCTAATTAGGTCTCCAACAGGGAGAATTTCAACAGTTGTTTCACTTCCAAATTCCAAACCACTTATTTGCATTGGGATTGATTCCTTTGAAAAATTAGTGTATCTTTTGTATAATATCTTAAAAAATGTAATTTGTGGATTACCAGTCAAATATAGTTCATTTGCACCATATGATACAATATTTATTAATCCTCCAGCCATATAGTATATATAAATAATAAATCTTTATCAGTGTTCTCTCAACTATTCATTTATTTTACAAACACTAAACCACCAATTCCATTATGACATCTAAACATGTTGTAACATAAAGAGTAGCATCTAAATGTTGCAGGATTATTTACATTTATTACATTTGATAATTGCATTTGTACCTGAATATTATTTATTTGACCCATATTACAAGTTCCAGATGGTTGTATTTCAGTAGGTTTCAATGCAAATGAATACATTTGAACACCTTGTTGTGTCATAAAATCAGTACATTGGTATTGTTGGATGTAACTAAAGTAATCATATGCCCTAAGGGAAATACGTTCATATCCATTCAATAATATTGTTTCTTGCAAAATAATATTATTTCCAATGGGTTCATTTTTGGTACTATTTGAACCCATTACTCGTGCATAGTTATCCGTGTAGTTGTAATAATCGAGTGAGTTTTCGATATATTGCATCTGAACAAGCCATACAATTAATTTGCAAGGTTGATCTATGGATAAATTAATACTTGCATTAACTCCCTTAATGGTTGCGGGATTAGTGTAGTAGAGTTGTTCAATTAGGTAATCATGTTTATTTTGGAGAAATCTTTGCCGTTCATCAATATCAACAAAGATGTAATCAACAAGGAGATGACAATCAACAATATTTAAGTTTCTGATATTTGCATTTGAATACACTCTTGATGTTGCATTTGTTGTGGGATACACACTGAAATTACTTGTTTTTCCTACAATTGGATAGTTTGATGAATAGTAAAATGTGTTGGATGTTATTTGATAATAATACAATCGTTTTGTTATGATATCATAGTTAATAAATATTCCTGCAATCAAATTATTACCAACAGTTTGTTCAATGTATTCATATGGTATGAGATTAACCAGGTCATTGTTGCAGACAATATAATTTGTTGGAGCAAGCATATAACACATATTGGCATCATAAAATTCAACACTCATGGTAACATCACAATATTGCAATGCAACCAATGGTAATGCTAAACTATCTGAACGACAAAACCAGAAACTTAATGGAATGTACATAGTGTATTGTTTCTTTGAATTTGAAAACTCTGTTAATTCTGGGACATCTCCGATCATTTTATTTATTCCATGCATCTTATCAGTTGAATACATCCCACACATATCTGCCCACAAACTCAACCATTCACCATAATGTCGATCTATTAGTTTTCCACCAATGTATATCTCCACTGTTTTAATCATGGAGAAGCCAACCCGTCTTACCCATGCAAACTTAGTTAGTGGATCAGATATTTTCTTAATTTCTGGTAGAGTGACGACTAAATATATTTTACCCATTAAATCACTATTTTTTAAAATAACAGTTGTTATCTTATTTCCAAAATTAACTTGCTGACTTGGGAATTTTTGAATCATCTGTTCAACAGAGAAGTTAGTATGTCTTCTATACACAGTCTTAAAAAATGTTATTTGTGGATCCCTTGTGATGAACATATCTTCGGGACCATATGCTACCAATTGGATCATGCCTCCAGTCATTATAATAGTTAGTGAATATATATTTCATGGTTTTCTTAACAATATGATGTATCAAAAACTATTTTTCTTTGGAAATGATATAATATGGACGGAATTAAAAGAAAGATTGCATCCTTACGTAGTGAATTAAGTAAGGCTGGTGTAACCCTAATTAATCAAAAAGTAGGAGAATTAATAAATGAAATACCAGATAAACCTGGGATGCCCACTAAACTATTAATGGTCATCCTAATACTTACCATTATTGAAAAGTTGGAACAATTTTATCGCGCTGACGCACGAAGAGAAAAAATAAAAAATTTAAATGATGATGTCCACGATATGGTGTATACCATGTTGGTACCCGATGCAGATGTTAAAACGATTGTTACTAATGTGTTCGAAAACATTGTGGGGGTTGTGGGACAACTTGTGATTTCAGAAAATGTACCAGATATGGTTACATCAATTGTAAAATCTATTGATGTCGTTATCAAACAAGTGAAAAAAATAGAGAGTGGTACTCCTGTGGTATTGGGAGACAAAGAGGAAGCACGGAAAGCTGATGAAGCAGCAAGGAGAACAGCAGTGGAAGCAAGGAAAGCAGAGGAAGTAAGGAAAGCAGAGGAAGCAATGAAAGCAGAGGAAGCAAAGAAAGCAGAGGAAGCAAGGAAAGCAGAGGAAGTAAGGAAAGCAGAGGAAGCAAAGAAAGAGGAAGCAAGGAAAGCTGAGGAAGTAAGGAAAGCAGCAGAGGAAGCAAGGAAAGCAGAGGAAGCAGCAAAGAAAGCAGCAGAGGAAGCACGGACAACAAAAACGACAGCATCAGATGAAGCAGCAAAGAAAGCAACCGTACAATCCTCAACGCCAACAAAAATTAATTGCGGCAACACCGGTGCACTCGGCATTGACAAATCACTTCCAGTTCCAGTAATAAAACTTGCATGTGATATAGCAAAAGGTCATGACATACTTCCACAACTTGTGCAGTTCTTTATGACATTCTATCCAGGTGTGCAAGATATAAAGAATATGAAAAAGTTGGACAACTTAGAAACAAAACACATCAAATTTTTATTTGAGGAAAAGAATGAACAACAAAATATTACAAATGATACTGCAAATTTTTTTAGAGAACTTGGAGAAATTTATTATAGTAATCCTAATGATGCCATTATAAAATTATTAACAAATATTATTCCAGAAATTCCAAAAAATAAATTCTCTGGAGATGTAACAGTAACAATTGGTAGCAATGACTGTCAAAGAACGGGTATACAGTTTACATCAGATATATTCACACAAATTTTCGAGACTGGAAAAAAAGGATATGAATGTAATAACTTTTTAGGAGGATTTGAGCAAAAAAGCAGTAAATCAACAAATTCTATTGATGAAATGATTGAGAAAAACACGATTAAATACAACAAAATGGTAGAAAATTTGGGTAGTTTTTTTCAATTGGCATATGGTGAAAAATTTGGTAAAAATTTTAGTGATAACTCGACAATAAAGATAGATAACGATAGCTATGTGTTCGAGGGCGGTGTGCTTTCTGCTGTCTCCACACGTTCATTGATAAGATATGGTATGTATGTGGATCAACATCTAAACAAAGACTTTAAAAAATATGCAAAGATTATTCCAAAAATTAAACCATTTTCAGGAAAACTCGAATTCTATGGCGCTAATGGTATCATAAATACACGAAATCAAAATTTTACAGAAAATTTTTTCGTTCAACTGTATCTATATGGACCCGATATTGTAGATTGGGAACAAGTTGGAACTCAAATGGGAGAAGATATAGCCAAGAGGTACATATAATATTGTAGATGGTGCGCTAATATTTAATAATGCGGAATGACATTATTAAATATATTTTATTTTATCAACACACATATGATTTACACAACCTTAACGGGAGAATATCCATCAACACTATTTCCTGCTTTAATTTTCAGGAGACCACTGTATGTCTCAATCAATCCATCAACAATTTTGCATTGAGAGTCAGTGTGTTGCACAAGGCATCTTTCGATGGAGTTTTTATCAGAAATAAGTTTATTCAGAATAGAATCATCCTGTGCCATATCAACAATACGATCAACTTCAAGAAATCCTTTTTCGACATATTGTCCCCTACTTTGTATAAATGATATAATCATGTTGTAAACATACAGAGATATGTAAATTTTAAGCATGGATTTTTCCTGGTTTTCGATTGTATCAAATGCATCATTCAGACTTTTTCTATCAGATGCTGCCAGTTCAATTCCCTTTACACCAAGGTCATTTATTACGCTGTTAAGCAATCCCTTAATCTGATGATGTCCACCAACCATACTTTGGCTGCTGCCACCAAATTGCATTGGCATGCGATTCATGTAGACATTATATGCTGGAGAAAATGGCATAAACCGTCTCCTTTCCTCGAGGTATCTATCAAATATGCTGCTGGTAAACAGAGCACTCTCGGAGGTACCCTCCAGGGGTCTCACAAAATATTGCAAACCAATCATGCTATCCTTAGCCGCGGCTGCTGCTGCTGTTGGAACACTATATCTCGTTCCCTTGTTCAATATGGCTGGATTTCTATTGACGAAATCAACAACACCCTTCAAATAATTATAAATATTTCCGTTATTTTTAACAACATTTTTAAAGTCAGTCCTATCCTCAATGCCAAGTTTATCATCAATATCCTTCTTTGATCCCAACCAATGATCAACAGTTTCTACATAATTTATACCAGATTGTGCATGTGATTTAAATCCCAATGCATTCAAAAATCTAATAACAACTGCTGGATTTGCATTTTCAAATTCCTTTTTTGCTTCGGCAAAGAGATCACGATCCTTAAGCAGATCAAGACATCCAGACAAGTTACCATCCTTATTCATAATACATTCACGAACAAGACCCACACATTTTTTACCATCGTTATCATTTGCAATACCCAAGCCATAACAATCTATTCCCTGTTCAACTTTGTACTCCTCTTCTTTTCCGGCATCAAGATACACAAGTTTTCCAGCAGCATTTCTGTACACTGAATTTTTCTTGGAGAGATCCTTAAGAACTCGCTCGAATGATCCAGTTGGTTGTGATGATTCCTTTTTGGCTGATGCATTGAGTTCAGCTTCAATAGTATTTTTCAACAGTGTTTGGAGTTCCACGTCAAACCCCGATGGGACAGCACCACCAACTTTTGGAAGCGTGTGAGCAAGGCGTTGAAATAGTTGGGAACTACCACCCTTACCCGCTCTCGGTGTAGGTTTGAGTGAATCCTCCTTGGCATCTATCAACTTATTATCACTGCCAATTATTTTTTTGGTCACTGCAGTGTTCAGGATTGGGATTATGTTGGTATAATCGGTTAATTTTTGGAAAAAATCTGCAAATTTGTTTGGAATACACATACCAATTTCTTCTGGAGTTGGTTCGCCCGCAAACGCAGGTGTGGTACCCGTGGCTGCAGTGGCAGGTTTTCCAAGTTTCTGAACGTCATCCACGAGCTTAGCAAACCCCTTATAATTTTTTGCATAAAACATATTTTGTTGCAGTGAGTTCATATCATCAAATTTAAGTGGTGACAATTTTGTAAGATCTGAGAATTTGGTAACCTGCCCCTTGTAGAAAATTGTGAGATATTCTGGCAGTCTTTGGTCAATTGCAACCAATGCATTAATAAGATCCTTACCTGTTGCATCAGCAGAGGGTGATGTGGCGGTGCCAGTAGGAACACCAGTAGCGGCAGTTGTAGTGGATTTGATGCTTGCAATGTCTTTATTGACGGTGTCAAGCGCATCACTAATAACCTTAGCAGCGGTAGTATCAGCAGTAGTGGCATCAAAGCCTGAATTTGCATTTAGTTCATTCGCAATGGAGTCTTTTACCAATTTTATTGCAGCGTCAACATTTACTACACGAGCCAAATTATTGTTAAAATCAGTTGCGTTGTTGCCACCGACGTCCGTAAACCCGAGCCCGGCAGCATTTAAATTTTTCAACTTATCCAAAAGGAAATTGTCAAAAGTGGTAGCACTGCCGGTCACTTTACGAAAGTTAGTCAATGCGGTATCAATAGCAGTCATGTCTTATATTATGCAAAAAGAAAAAAAACAGAAAAATATATTTAATTAATGCGGAATTTATAAATAGATATTTTTTAACAGAGATAATTAAATCCAATGATTTTTATAATTCCAACTATAATTATATAATGTCTCCAATTATATTGATTGTTATATTGCTTATATGTATTTTCTTTGCAATGACACAAAATGAGTATTACACACCAACATCACAAATGGCAAAGTTGTGTTTGTATTGTACTGCATGGTGTAAGTATTCACAAATGATACTCCCTGAATGGAAAAAGTTGAGCGACTTCGTAAAACAAAATAACATGCCAATAGAACTGACAATGATTGATTGTGAAAAGGATAGCAACATCTGTTCAGCGGAGGGAATAACAGGATATCCAACTGTTGTGTTGGTTAAAAAGGATGGTAAGAAAATTAACTATACGGGAGAGCGTAAATCTGAGGCTATGATTAAATTTATTAAGAGTAGTCTATAAATGGATGATACGTGAGAATAGATGGGGTATGTAGAGGTACATGGGAACAGTATTATTAAATATTTCAATCCACCCACATATAAATTTATCGATGTATAAATATATGATAGATATTGATACATCGGTTTTGCTATACAAATCTCCAGAAATAACAACACCATTTAAGAGAACAACATTAAAGTTTGCTGATGACACTGCATCAGGAAGACCATGTGTCCTAATTGATAAAATTATAGAGAAGAACGTCATTCCATTTTATTCAAATACACATTCTAATGCAGCATGTGGTGAATTCATGGTTGAGATGATTGGTAAGACAAGAAGTATCATTAGGGAACATTTTAATTTATCAAACAATCACAAGATACTATTCACAGGAACTGGTGCAACTGGTGCAGTTAATCATCTGGTGAATTCTATTGATGTTAATAATTATGAACATGTAAATGTTTTCATTTCCATATTGGAGCATCACAGTAATTATCTTCCATGGTCAAAATTATCACAACATAAAAATGTTAATTTATATATCATTCCATTAAAGGATGATATGATTAATTTGTCTTTACTCGATGAGCGGCTTTCTGCATCACAGGGTTCATCAACTCTAAACATAGTAAGTGTCACAGGATGTTCAAATGTTACAGGGATAAAAACTGACATAGACACATTATCATCAATTGTTCATAAACATGATAGAAAATGTAATTTCCTACTAATTGATGCGGCAACACTTGCACCCCATGAGGAAGTTAAATATGATGTTGATGGAATTTTCATATCTGGACATAAGTTTTTGGGTGGAACATCAACACCAGGTATATTAATTGCCCACAAAGATTTGTTTGGTACGAACTGTCCATATGCACCAGGTGGTGGTTGTGTTATTGAGGCAGATATGGATGAAATAAAGTATGAGAATGATATTGAAAAAAAGGAATCAGGTGGAACTCCAAATATTGTTGGTATTATTAGGTTGTATTATCAATTAAAACTGTTTAAAAAACTCAAAAACGTTATCACTGGAAATGATCACATCATTGCAAAATATATATACAACAAAATGAATATGTTTGCTAAAAAATACTCTAATTTCTCCATCATTCTACAAGATGCTGACATAACAAAGCGAATGCCAATTGTTGCATTTTATATCAGCAATGTACATTACAATCTCATTGTAATTCTTCTTAATGATTTATTTGGGATACAAACGAGAGGTGGTATATCATGTTGTGGTATGTTTGGTAGATACATATTTACACGTTACAACATTGGTGGATGGTGTCGTATAACATTTAGTTGGCTTATGTCACAAAAAGAAATTGATTACATTTTGGATGCCGTGGAATTTGTCATCCAACATGGTCATAGGTTTGAAAAATATTATGAGTATGATGAACATGAAAATATGTTCCACTTTAAAAAAGGTGTTGATGTTAGTGAAGTGCGTGATATTGTGGAACGACTGTAAATTACATGATGAGAATGTGACGAGAATGTGACAGGAATGTGACAGGAATGTGACAGGAATGTGACAGGAATGTGACAAGAATGTGACAGGAATGTAATGACAACATTATATATCATTACATTATCACATCATCATAACAGCATCATCATATCATCATCATCATCATCGTCATCATAACAGTATCATCATGACAGCATCGTCACACCCATCATATCCTATCATCCCTATCATACAAATGTATAAACTTGTCCGTACTAAAGTTATATTTTTTAATATATTTACTTTGTTTCTTTTGAACAAACTTTTCAAAAAAGTATATTCCCAATTTTTGATTTGCTTCTGATAGTTCATGTTTTAGCATATGTCTTGGAACATCCCCAAACCCATACATCAAACCATACAATCCTCCAGCAATAGCACCAATAACATATGTAAAACCAAATGTCAGCATTCCATAAATTACAAGTTTTTCCCAATTACCATCACAAACAAGCAAACAATCATATGCCACAATATTCACATAGTAGCCATCCTTACCTAATAATTCCAAATTCAATGTATCTTTTCCTCCATGGGTTAGGTATGGATACTCTGAAGAAAATTGTTCAAAATAGAATTGGTTGCGATATGTTATATTTGAGAATGATTTTGTATTAAGTGGTTTTCCTTTTGAAAATCGAAGATCGATGTAATGTTTCCAATATCGTATGTATTTAAGATATGTTGCAAAGGTGTCATTGTTAGTAGTATCAATATATTTTTTCACCTCTGCTGACTCAAGTAGTTCAATTAATTCATATACCCATTTTTCTATTGGTACATCATTTATTGCTAAGCTTGCAAAATATGCAGTTGTTAATGCAGATAGGAAATCCATAGGATTGCTATGTGTAAATTTACTAAATTTGATGGAGATGTTGATGAGATTATTTAAATCATTTTTCATTGCTAATCCAATACTTAAACTCCTTACTGCTGCCCCATAGTCACCAACTGATGTGTCTTTATTTGTATCTTCTGTGTAGTCATCAGTAAATGCTTCTATTTTCCATTCTGTACGTGTATCAATAAATCCTTTTTTTTTGCCAATTAGTGTAGGTATTCTATTTCCACTCTCATGTATGTTGTTGACTGCCAACACAAGTTCATTTTTAAAAACTTCTCTTAAATTGTTGTCTATCTTACCATTGTATTCTAACATAGTATTTGCCATGGCAACGTTATAGAGAGTGATATGTGTAAAGGTTGATCTTGTTACAGATAACCCATTAATACCACCATCTTCTATAAAATTGTAGATGTTTTCAAGAAATTGCATCCATGGTATTTCTGATGATTTAACCACTCTGTTTCTCTCACTATACCATGAAAAGTTAATTGCACCTATTATATCTCCAAGTGTGAATAATGAGAACATTGCAATATATCTATCTTTCAACTCGTCAGTCATCTTATTTTTTACTGAGAAAAATATAATGTAGTCACTTTCATTGTATATGCTAACTCAGTATTTCCACAATGTTATCAACTTTTCTATAGAGTTCTTCTTTTGTGTAATTGTTGAGTATGATGTAGTCACTTTCCATCATGTCGATGTTTTGTTCAGATTGATGGGCTGCTGTTGATAATGCAGTAGTTTGAATAACATTGACACATCCATCTATCCTATTACATCCATCTATTCCACATCCACACCCATCTACCTTCGTTACATTAATGTAATCATGAGATGCATAATCCATTTTCACATCATCTGCAACCCATATGTTACCACTGTGTATTTTTACAACTATTCCGCCCAAGCGTTTCACCATCGCACGTTCATTTTCAAAGCGAATATCAGTAATAACAATGTTGGAAGTTTCTTCTTTTAATTTACGTTCCAATACATTTACCCAGATGTCATTTCCTACATTAGGAAGAAGAGATGATATGTGATTACGAAATAAGTCAGTCCCTACGTATTGCAACGCTTGTCTTGGGGATACGCCCCAATATTCATCAATTACTTCTTTTTCATCACCATTCAGTTGTTCATCTGTAAAACTAAAAACAGATTTACAAATTTCCTTTAGAACTGATGCAAATGCATATTTTTTATATCCATGGTATTTAACCAAGTAATCGCCTGCAGTATCCTTACCACTTCTCTTTTTTCCCATAAATCCAATTATATGTTTGTTCATTGACATACACCAAATAATTATTTACCATTGATGAACACAAGTTATAAAATATTACAGTATATAATATAATGGATGAACCTATTAAAGTCATATGGAAATACAAAAATAACAATAAAAAGATACAGTACCAACTCAACATATTTGTGGGAAATGTTCCAAAACATATAATGACAATTTTGGATAAAATTAAAGATGAAGATTTATACACAACATTTACAATCTTATCAAAAAAGGAATATGACACAATGGAAGAATTATATGGGAAGACATGGTATTTATATTTTTTTAATTCTCAACACGTAAAACATTCGATGTATGATATTACAGCAAACAAACAAGATGAATTGATAGAAAAATATGGAGAAGAATGGTTTACCACTAACATCACACAGGGTATGATATCAAAAATTAAAACACGATATACATTTTCTCAAAAAGTGGGATACACACTTAAAATGAGAGAGAAGAGAAAAAAGAAGAAGCAACGTATTACTCAAACAGATGATTTTATTGATTTTACAATAGACTCAAATCATCAAACTCTTGTTGGAGGTAGTCTTGGGGATGACGTAGATGATGTTGATGAAGATGAAGTCAATAATGATGAAGATGTTGGAGAAGATACATCTCAAATGGTTGATTTTTCAGACGACATGTCAGACATTGAACGGCTTTACAACGAAGTCAATGTAGATTCAGAAGCAAACACAACATCCAAATTAATTCAAAAAGCAATGCATGATGATGACGCAACAGAGAAAAACATTGATAACATAATACAATTTGACACATCACTCGACACAAAACTAACTGATACAAAATTAAGAGATATTTACTTAAAACACTATATCACGGATCAATACATTTACAAGGATGATACTGTTCTTACTCTACGTTCAAAGATTACATGTTCTCTGAAAAATAATCCAAAATTTGGTGATAATTCATATATAATACCATCCACGCAATACTTGTGGTCAGAGTATGAACTGAATGGAATTCATGACAAGGTAATGATAGGACAAAAATGGATAAAGAGAACTGAACTTATCAAAATAGACATAGAACCAAACACAAACATCAAATTATACGAAGAACTTATTGAACCCCTCATGACGCTACGCAACAGTATGAAGCATTATGTAAGGAATATATTAAGAGAAGACGATGATAACAATATAATAAGTGATTACGACCAGTACATGACTAACAATGAAATATTTATGGTTGACATCTACAATGAATTGGGATTACACTTTCACCCAACTGAGAATTCAATAAAGAACCTAATGGATGTGTACATGTACATATATTTTCCAAGAATTAAACTAAATGATTTCAAAGGAATAATCGAATATCTCAACAACAACCGTAAAGTAGAAGACGCCCGAATTTTAACAACATTTAACACCATTAACAATGATTTGGTTATTGAAAACAGAGTAATTCGTATTGTTGAGGATGCAAAAAAAGAAAAACCTGTTATCAAATCAAACAACATAACATTGGTGTTAATCCATGTTGATGTTCAAACTAAAAAGAATAAAAGATTTGACATGTATAAAATTGTTGAAAATTTCACAGTTGATGATGATTACCCTTTTGTTCAATATCGTATGCATGATGATATAATTACATACAAGTTAAATGGACAAAGTCTATCAACACAAATAAAGGAGAGTGGGGACAATGAAATGTATTTGAGATGGTTGGAGGGTACCAAACCAATGGCAATTAATTTTAAAGTAAAAATACTTGACCAAAGGAAAACTAAATATATTTCGATAACTCTAAATGAGACAGCTAAGATAGAATACAAGGTACACTGGAAGGAAAATTACAATGCATCATACAAAGATATTTCAGATACGCATGAATATGTAATTAAACTATTAGAAAAAATCAACTCGACTGATGATATTTTTGAGATACCAAATGAAATAGATTTCAAATGTGCATTTATTAATTCAATGCAAAGGTTTGACTTGCCAGAAGGATTTAATATAAACCACAACGATCTCTCAGATCTATCACGGTTATTTTTTCCATATGTATCTCTTGTAATTGAACCAAAAAAACGTATTTCGACAAAAGATAAGAATAGTAGTTTTGGTAAGGCAGGAACATATCTTCGATATAAACGTGTGTCGAAGTATGATAATACACAATTGATAGATCAACGTGCTTACTATCTCATGAAAAACTATGATGCAACACCATCATCAATTATTAATGAGATAAGTAAGCAATTCAACATAACAATGGAAAAGGCAGAAGAATCATACAACAGAGTGAAGGATATGTATCCAAAAATTAAGAAAACAAGGAAGACGCCTCTAAAGCTTGAGAACACATCACATGTTAAGCTTGCTGGAATACATATAGAGATCCAAGGAAAGGAAAAGGATAAATATGTTATAAAAATAGAAGGTGCAAGAGACATGGTACAATTAGACAAAATGATAAGTTTTCTCAATTCAATGTTATTTATTTACATCAATACATATCTATACAAAAAACCAGAATATAAACACATCACCACAGAATTACAAAATCTCACAAATATAGCAAAACGTAGAGGACATGTCGAATATGTAGTTAAGTATGAAAGTGAAGAAATACAAGTTAAGAAAACAATTAATATGGATAAAAGACGTTTGAACTACAAAACAGAAAAGGGTATTACCAAATGGACAAGAGGATGTCAAAATAGTGGAAAAGACAACAAACGTCGACCTCAATCATATTACAAACACAACATCGAAGATCTCCTCCGTCAGGGATACATCTACAATAATAAAATAGGACAATATGAAAAGAAAATTCTTGCAATTGATGAAAATGGCAAAAAAGTACCAACCACTGTTAAGACTGTTAAATTAACAGTATTAGACAACGGCGATAACCATACAGGACATGAAATATATTACACATGTAATGCAAAAGAGAATGGTGAATTTATATATGTTGGATTTTTAACAAAAGTCGTTAATCCTGATGGAATGTGTCTTCCATGTTGCTTTAAGAAAGATCAAACGAAAACGAAAAATAAAACAAAACAACATTTTTTAAGACAATGTATGGAACAAAAAGAAAAAGGATTTGATAGAGGAGCGTTTAAGAAATCCATGGGAGAACCACTTTATATTCTAAAAGATACATTTAACTTGCAAGAGGGAAGGTATGGCATTATGTCACAATATTTGGATATATTTTTCAATCACATGTTAGGAAAAAAGAACAAAATAAAGCAACACATCTTAATACAAACAGATGGTTATTTTTTCAAATATGGGTCAGATCAATCCAAACATCAATTTATGAATGCTGTTAGTATTTTGGTTGACACTCCACTTGAGGATATCAAAAAGAAAATCATACAACTACTAACACCGACAATATTTAACATGCTTGATGCAGGACATATTAAAAGTGAATTTGGTGAATTAGATAATTACATTTCCTACATCAAAACAAGTGATTCACTGAGTTATGAATTATTACATTCAGTCATATCAATTCCAAATGTCATATCAAAAAATGGATTGAATGTTATTCTATTTGATAAGACAACAACAGTAATAAAAAAACAATTTGAAAAGCAGTTTACTGTTGATGACTTTGTAATGAACTGTAGAGACATTGAGGGAATAGATCTATTAGATACATCACGAGACAATCTAATCTTACTCAAAGATGATTATTACTATTATCCGATTGTAATGGTAATAAAGAAGACTTTCAACACAAAGGAAATAGAATTAATAAAAATATTTAAATATGAACCAAATGAAAATAACATAATACACAGCATTCATAAGTATTATTCAACAAGTTGTAGAAATATACAACTAAACAAGAATACTTTATCGAGTGCTCACAAAACATATTATGAACTCTCACAAGCTGGTATTCCAGTGACACATCAATTTATTGATAATACAGGAAAATGTCGTTATTTAATATCAAATGATTTTTTAATACCCATCAAACCATCAAATGCACTATACAATGATATACAGATAACAAATGACACCACACAATACATTCATGATTTACAATCAACATATGATTTTTTGTTACACATATACAATGCAACAAATCATAATGTACTTGTTAAACCAATTGGTGTGTACTACACATCAGATAATGAGATTTATTCTATTTACATAAATCCAGAGGATGAAATAAACATCACACATGAACAATTGGATAAAATGAAACTTGAGAACATTGGATTGACATTTACTAAGAAGGATCACATTGATTATGTTGTTGGTGATGTTGGTGATGTTGGTGATATTAATAATGTTGCAGATGATCGTGTAAAAAAAATGGGTGAATACAATTACAGTTCTGAATTGTATGAGTTGTTTAGATTAGAATTAAGCACTTACATAAATGATAATGTAGAACTCAAAATTGAACTTGAGGATATTATTAACACACCACAATTAAAAAAAGACATGTATAATAAAATCAGAGGTGTTCTTTTTAAAATGATAAGTGATGAGTTACACAATTTATTTAATGAACATCTCCAACAAAGGGGTGGAGATAGCTTTGTTCATGTCATAGATAATATGCCAGATGTAATCAACTACAAAACAACCAACATTCTGCACATGTGTGGGGAACATACAGAAGAAGAAAAATGTAATGAGAACATACATTGTGTGTGGAGAGATAATTGTAAAATTGGAATTACAGTACCAATGATTATTGATTTTGTCAATAAAGTGAGTGGTGAATTAGTAAATGGTGATTTGAAAGCATTTGAAATAATGAGAGTTGATAAGTATTATGTGTCAGATGTTATTAACAACAGGAAATTTACAGAAAGGGTAAATCAAATTGTCATTAGAAACACAAGTTACAATTTTAATAAGATGATAAATGAATTGTTTGGAAAGGAACATCTTACTCGAAAAAACAAACATGACATAATTTCTGATAAACAGCTCAATATAAATAATCCATTAAAAGAAATTAAGAACATGTATGTGCAAAACATAATTCCCAATAATTTTACTCTCTTCCGTGCATATGCAAATGCATATTATTGGAATAATGCTGACTATTTGGATCCCATTGTGAGAAACTTGGGATACTACAGTCAAACTCAAACACAGATAGCAAATTACTTTAAAAGTATTGTGATTGAGGAATTAGGAGAGGGAATGGAGGTAAATGATAAACAAAAATTTATATCTGAACTTGTGTATAATCCAAATACGTTTTCAAATTGCATGACTGAGTTAAATATTCTTAACAAACACAATGGATATCCAATTAACATATACAACGAGGATTTAAAAATAGTCGATACAATTGGAACGATTGGAGAAGGTAAGGATGTTGTTACCAAACAAATCAACTTACGATTTATTTATGATGTTGATAAAAATACACCAGCAAACATCGATGTAATATACTTTAGGAATGTGTAACAAAAGAGTATAATGTTACAACATTGCCATCTTATTATCCACCTGCAAACATTGATGTAATATACTTTAGGAATGTGTAATGAAAAGTAAAAAAGATAGTATAATGTTACATTGATGCATTTTTCCATCTCATTATCCACCCATAAAAATAATATTTTCAAATCTCCTATATATAATGCCTTTGAGTGACATCCATCACAATTCTCCTGTTTCAAAAAATTCTTTGAAAAGGACAACTGTAACAGATCGCAAAAACATTTTGAGTGAAATGATTGAAAAGCAGATAAGAACAAACCATCATGACAACAAACTTGGTTTTAAAGACATGCACCGAATTGCAAAGTATGTTCGTGAATCGATATTTGGAGATACATGTTGTATCTGGAATGGCTACGTGACAAATCTTAAAAACATCACAAAGGGAACGTATGTTAATTTTTATTTTAAGAACAAGAAGGTAGCACTCCATAGACTACTTTATAATAACTTTGTCGAACGCCTCGATGGAAACGAATATCTGAAGTTTAGTTGCAGTAATAGGGGTAAATGCTGCAATGTTAACCACATGATTAAATACAAGTATAATATAAGCAATTGTGATGAGAATATATCTTTACCTAATCCCGTAAAAATAATGCCAAGAACACATTCTGATGAATTCATAATTAGATTTGATTAAATATAAATGTAAATATTATTAATGAGTGATATTGTAAAACAAGCATTTGACTATTATGACTCAAATAATTACATTTACAAAGTGAAACATGCTAATTTTTTTGAAATAATAAGTAATCAATATGACACACAACACAACATAATTGTATTCTATGATAAAAATAAACAAGAAATATACAGATCCCGTTTTGAAATAATGGGGTCGTATTTTAATGATACAAACACATGGATTTGGGGGTGGGCTATTCCGTTCCTACGGAAAAACACACAACGTATTATCAAAAATGTACTCAATTACATAATAGATATGGATCTTAGTGAAGTTGATTTAATATTTAAAACTGAGCTTATGACATCGAGAACGAGAATATCAAATATGATTCAAATTGAAAAATATGGTGCTATTTCATCATATTTATCTAAAAATCCAATGACATATCACATTGATATATCGAATGATTTGGATAAGCCAAATGATATTTATGATTCTGGTATGCATCCCATAATAGGGAAGATGCCAAGGGATAAATTCATAAGATTTTACATATTTTTACTTGACTATGAACGTTTTGATACAAGGGTGGGATGAGTGGGATGAGTGGGATGAGTGAGTAAACGGTGTATTTATATCATAAATGGGTTATATTCATAATTTACGGTACGATCGACATTGATTTCATATTCAGTGTCTTCGAGTTGGTGTATCTTTATTTTATCACCTGTGTATAGTTCCTTATGTAGATGAGGGAGGTCAAACTTTAATGTTCCATTTCCCTCAGACCCTTTCTCCGTTGCGTAATAATCATAATGACTGGATCCAGGATATTTTTGTCTTCCCATCAGAAACAAAAATTTATATGGATCCTTGTTCGTTGTTTTCGAAACTAATGTTCCCATTTTTTTAAATGGAGCTGGAAAACCTCTTGTGGGTATAGGTAGTACTGGAAGGTTGTAGTCATCTCTCTTGTATGGTGGAACCATCGGATCGGTAAGTGTTCTGTAATCATATCTTCTCAATATATCGTACGGTGATGCCAGTGGCACCTGCGGTACGAGTGGGATAGATTGTATAGATGGGATGGATTGTATGTTTTGGTTATATCCGTTATCATTGTATCTGTTAGTCGCTGATACAATGACGTTGTTGTCATTAGTGTTACCCATGTTGTCATTAGTGTTACCCATGTTATTATTATTGTTACCCATATTATTATTATTGTTACCCATGTTACCCCCACCCTTGCCATTCAAACTATTAACTTCTTTCTTCATGTTATGCAGTTCTCCAATAAAATAGACAACAACAATAGCAATTATGAAAAATAATATAATAACATAATTATCAAAACATATCATTTTATAATATATATTGACATAATAATGGCACAATACATAAATAATAGTGTTACCTCTTTACAGTTAATTACTTTAAATATTTTATTGGGTATTTTCTGTGGTATTGTTGGATATCACTACATAGGAAGAATAAGATACAGAGGACCAGATTCAAACATTGTGAGAAATGAAATATACAAGATTGGAAATGAATGTTACATGTTTATTCCAATAAAATGTCTGTGTGCAAATGAAACTAATTCAAACACCACGTCAAATCCAACCTTTGAAAAATGTAGTTAATAATATAATGCCAAATATTTTCATATGCAAAATCGATCCAATTGACGGAACAATGGAAGATGATATATTTAATCGTCTAAGCATTGAATATATCAAAACACGTTGCCACCTACAAAAAATTTCTATTACAACGTTTGAAGATTTATTCAATGAGATCCACAAACTCGACAATAATCAAATAATTGATATACATCTTATTTGGTATGATGACACTGTTATGGTTCAATCGCTAAATATTGGAACAACAAAAATTATTGTTAAAAGATATATCAATGAAAACGAAACATACACATTTTCTGATTCAACACCTGACAAACCAATTTATCGATTTTGTGACATAAGTGAGGATGAATTATACAACATAATTAGGAGTACCACAATATGTGAGGGATTACATGTGTATGTAAATAATGATGTAAAGAAAATTGAATTTGTAGATGCATTTTCAGAAACATCGAGTGCACTCATTGTAAATGAAGATAATAAAATTAAAAGAGAACCATATATTTATATTACATCAAACACTACTGAGGATAATATTAAAAAACTAATAAGTGAAACTAACACTGAATATATCTTTGCCCTCATTGACACAGACATTGGTGTAATCTCTTGTGTGGCAAGGGAATCAGGACAAAAAAATAACTTAATGAGTTGCCTTTTAAAATATGATGTGTATGGTGATTGTTATGTTTGGTTGAATAATACATTTGATGATGTTAAACCTTTGCGACTGACACCTGAATTATTCAACAAATTGTTAAAATGTGATAGATCAAAATACACAGACAAAGTAAAACAATGTGATAGGTTTTTTAACATATACAGGGAAATAAACTAAGTACTCTAACACTCCATATCCAATCATACTCAATCAATCATACTCATGACAATCATATTCATTTTTTGTAAGTATATAATATATGAATCAACCACTTGGAAGTTCTCTATTTGATGATGCAGCATTTTCAGATGTTAATCAGGGTAATAATACATCTGGTGGCTTTAACATTGATGAAGTTGGAGGTGGAACAGTAATTAATAAAAGGGATGTTGATGTTGATAGAAGAGAAGATGAAGGACAACCATACAGATCAACCTACAAACCATCCAAGCCAGTTAAACCCATACTTAAAAATAACAATGTTCGTCGCATTGTGGATGACATTAGTAAATCAATTGATGCAATTGACAACAATGAAGATGATGATTATGATGATAAATACAGTGATGATGATGATACATGCAATGATGTTGAAGAAAATATTGGATTTACAGATAATAACACTATGAGAAATCTTGGAGTAATATTTATTTTATTTGTTTTGTTATCTCAACCATCAATAAAAAATATGGTAACATCAAATGTACCATTCACTATGTCAAATAGTATGATGGGAACTATTGTAATTGGAGTAATTTTTGTATTGTTGTATGTTCTCGTATTGAGATGGTTTTAGGATGTAGTTCATCAATATTTTTAAGTGTGTAGCTAACAAACATTATCCATTTTTTGTATTTTCGTAACACAATGCAGAAATCAACACAATCAATAATAATCTGTTCATATGTATCATCCTTATGATAATTATTGATGATTGGAAATTGTCGTTCTTCTATTTGTTTGTAATGATGCAAAACCACATCGTTACAAATTTTATAATTTTTTACAATTGAATATATCTCTTCTGAACCATCAATTATTATTCTCTGCATATCATAAAAAAGAGAAACATGTTCAGTTGTGTGAGTAATACCCATGGTACATAGATGTTCCATTATCTTATCTATGGGATTATCATCAAATTTCACTGGAATTAATGAGGTCTCATCACACCTTTTAACAAAGGGATAATAGGAACATCTAAAAATTTCAATTGGTTTATGGTTACATTGATACATGGTATTGTTGGTCATTTACATATCTATCAATAAAAAAACAAATCATTTTTTACGTAATGGTGTGATGGGGTGTGAGAGGGTGTGAGGGGTATGGGGTGTGTGTGATGTATCATATTGATCACTTAATAAATGTATTATAACATACCAAACATACACATACTCTATTGGCAGGTTCATCAGCACATCTCATTTGGATTTCTGTAATTTTGAATTTACGTTCCCCACATCTTGCACATTTATAGATATCAGTTGTTTTCACATTATTTGTAATTTCGTCTCTCATTTTCTGCTTACTAATTACATCTGCCCATCTTTTAGGATGCATTTGTTCTGGAGATAGAAATGCAGTAAATTTTGGGTTAAATGTTATATTTTTAAGATTATGTAGTAATGTTTGATTATCAATGTGTTTATCATTGACATCAAGGTTACAACATATATCATTTAATTTTTCCATATAAACGGAGTATACAAACTTATTGTCGAGTTTGAAAAGGACAACATGTACAAGGGAAAACTCAAAAATTCCTCTTTCAACCTCAACAGCGATAAACAGTTCATTTATATAACCCATCAACTTCTTTATAGCACGTTGCCTATCAATCCTACTCTCAGCCAATAATATCAAGTCTATTTTGATATCATTGCTATTTTTGGTGTAGAAATCATAGTTAGCTATGTAGTTCCTTGTGAGAGTTTGCATTAGTATATCATTATTATTATTAATTTTCAATTTTTTTCAACACAAATGTCAATATTATGCATATAATCAGGAGGCAACAAAGGAAGCCCATATAGTTCCCTTTTTTGACTTCTGTAACGGTTGTCACTGTATTGACAGCATATGATGGTGGCAAACATGTCTGATACATATCATCGACACCATCAAAATCAATTTCTTTCATAATGGTTCTCATAGTTGCTACTTTATCAATGTGTGTCTTGGATTTGAAGTCAAGTTGTTGATTTTTCTTTAGTAAATAGAGAATTTCAACATAACTATCATGAGTACCATCAAGATTTATTGCCAACACTCGATCTATTGGAATTTTCATTACTGCATCCCTTCCATAGTTTGTTTCCTTATAATTTTTGTTATATATGGTAACTGGTTCAAAACGATTACCTCCAAACTCCAGTTGATATATTAGTGGCATGTAAATGGATGATGTCTTTTTACTAATAAATCCACTCCAAAATGAATATGATGAGTTTGATAATATGATGTAATCAAAACATGACATAAATCTGATGTGTTGTAATTCACTCGAAAATATGGTTTTGTATTCATCATAATCAGGAATGTCTTTTTCACATACAATTGATACTCTGTTATTATTTAAATGTTGCAGAATTCTTCTTTTGTAGAATTGATAAATTTTGTAGTCATTTGGATGGAAATTAAAGAGAATAACTATGTTTCCTTTTACCTTGGTTAATATATCCTTAATACAATCAAGATAGTATGTGTAATACAATATGTAAAACACCCAATTGGAACCTATTCCAAAATCATCTGCTCTAATGTGTGCAGATACAATAGTGATTCCGTTGTAGTGTTTTTTTAGTAGTTCGGAATATGTTTTGTAATTATCATTTGTATCAAACAATAAATCTCTAATAAAGTATTTATATGATTGAAAATAGTTACCATCCAAGTATGTTGTATATAAATGTGAAAATCTTTGTTGCTCCAAATATATTAGTTTTTTATTACCTGTATTGAGATACAATGTACCAATGTTACTTGTGATTGGTGTTAATTCATCTTTATTAATATTTGATTCATCAGTTACATTTTGCTGATTGTATTTTATTATATGTAATGCTTCTGGTTTGGATAGTAGCTCTGAGATATATTCAAATTTATTTGAGTTACATGTTCTATTATCACAATGGATATATATCACAAAATACACACCGCCATCCATCATACATACAACATGTACTGCACATGAATCACTCGAATGTGGATGACCTTTGCAATCCTTTTGTGTACAAAGAAGATGTTTTACATTCCTATCACATACATCTGATGAAAAATCATTATTAAAGCACTGAACATGTTTTGATATATCTTTATATTTATCTGTTTTACTGTAATATAAATCAGTAATGGCTGATTGTTCATCAAATATTTCTTTACACAGGAATGTATTTACAAGACGTAATTCATTATTTATAATTTTTAATATTTCTTTTTTATCCCTCTTTCTATCTAAACTATAGAAATATGTGACATAATCAACACATGACCTAATTAATTCAGCCAAAGGAAATAACGTGTTACCTATTCTTCCAAATCTATCAACCTGAACAAAGGTAGTCTTATCCATTTGTGATAAATCAATGAAATCCCTTTTACTTCCACCGAGATTTGCTTGGCATTGTTCAGTTGGTTCATTGTTTATAGAAGTATGCATATATGTTTAATTTATAAAATTATATATCTCATTGTTTTGAGAAAAACCAAATAGCAAAGGCTACCATCAACACTGCAATAATCAGATACATTGTTTGTGTTGGTAGATTTAATCCCATAATACAACTACATGATTTTTTAAGCTCTTCCACCTGGGTTGTCATTGATGGTGCTATGTGTGGTACCTCAACATTGTCATCGAATACATCATTTGATGCAGCTATATCATGGGCTAACTTTTTGAGAATAATGATGTCATCCTTGGACAGATTTATTTTCGACATTATAATACAATTTGACAAAATCTAATATACATTTTCAACTCGAAAAATTGAATAAATAAAAAACAAATAAATACTTATATGAGTAACACCGTCCTATGGGTAGAAAAATATCGTCCAAGGAAACTGGAGGATGTACTGCAACAAAGCGAAGTAATAAAGATGCTTAGTGCATCTATAACAACAGGTGAATTACCACATTTACTGTTTTACGGTCCTCCTGGTTCAGGGAAGACATCAACAATACTTGCTCTTGTGTATCAACTATTCGGTCCGAAACTTGTTGGAGACAGAGTACTCGAACTGAATGCATCAGATGACAGAGGTATTGGCATCGTGAGAAATACAATAATCAAATTTTCAAAGGTTGCTGTTGGAACACCAGATCCAAATTATCCATCACCAAAATACAAAGTGATTATCCTCGATGAGGCGGATGCGATGACACCAGAGGCACAATCTGCTCTCAGAAAAGTTATGGAGACTATGTCTGATATTACAAGATTTTGTATTATATGTAACTACATCAATCAAATCATTGAACCAATCTTATCTCGTTGTGTTAAATACAAATTTAATCCAATCAGTAAAAATTTATTGATTGAACGAATGAGTTTTATTGCAAGAAATGAAAAAATAGAAATTGATGACACCTCACTCGACACTATCATAACACTATCAGAAGGTGATGCAAGAAGGGCGGTGATGATATTGCAAAATGCACAATACATCTATAAAAAGAAAAAATTAATAACTTCTGATGACATCATTGAAGTTGCAGGTGGTATCAGGGAAGACATTTTAGAATTCATATGGAATGGTCTCAAAACTGGTGATATTATGAAAATAAGAGATATTGCAATTGACATATGTAAAAACGGTTACACAATCAAATATTTGCTAATATTTTTACTTAATAAAGTAATTAATGAAAATATAAATGAAATTAAAAAAGCAAACATATTATTTGAATTGGGAACAGTTGATAGGAAATTATCTGAATCAGCTGATGAATATCTGCAACTGCTAAATATATTAATGTGCATTGGTGTTAATATTAAAGTTGAAACGAAGTGCTGAAACGATATGCTAACTGTGGTGTTAATATTAAAGTTGAAGCGAATCGCTGACTACCCATAACATCACACTCTTACAAATTTTGGTTTATGACACATATCTTGTTCATCTACACTATCATGTCCATCCACACAATGTCCATCATCGAGTTTAAATTCCTTTGTACACGTACCAATAATTTCCAGTTGAAATGTACCATTCATTTTTATAGATATTTTATATGCAGATGGTATGATACATTCTGATGCAAACAATGCATTCTTATCATCAAAGACTACAGTATCATAATGTGATGGATCATCAAATTTTTTGTGTAGTTTATGAACTGTACATGTATTTCTATATTTGGAAAATACAAATTTAGGCTCACAGAAATCATCATCAAAATCATAATCATTTTTATTCACATCAGAGAAATACTGACCACATGTTAAATGTTCAGCATCTCCCTTTTCTGCTTTTTCAATTGTCTGTTCATCGAGTTCTAATATGTTGTTTAACTTATGATAGGTGATATCATCTCTCTCATCATCCAGGTCATCCAAATTAG